GGGTGGCAGGGGGTCGAAAACGGGGGTGTTTTCAGCCCAGGGGAGTAGGTGGGGTAGCCCAGGGGTAGCCATTTTCACGCCACAAGACCATTCAGAAGATCGCCTGGGAGTAGTTCTAGGGTTTTGGCCAGCCGCAAGAGCGAAGGGACGGACGGTAGTTTTTTGCCTTGGGCGTACTGGTTCACGTCGGCGTGGCCGAGGCCGGAGTCTCGCGCGAGTTTACGTTGGCTGATGCCGCGTTGTTTGATGGCTTTGCGGAGCCGTTTGGCGAACGAGTCTTTGCTGGGCACTACTTCTTCTCCTTTGCGGTGATGCCGAGTCGGCCGAGGTATTCGATGGCCGCTTGTTTTTGTTCGTAGTTGAGGCAATCGAATGAGGCCGATGTTTGGCCGTTTCGAGACTGGCATTCGCACGTTGGGCCGAGTGCTTCGTATAGTGTATTGGCCAGCAGTGTCGTGAGTTCTTCCTGGATCAGAATTTCGGTTTTCACAATGATCCTCATTGTATGGACTAGGACTTCTTGGCCGTGTCAACACCGAAGCAGAGCTTCATAAATGCCGCCGCTGCTTTCTGAGAGGCATTGTATTCGAGTCCGGCGTCTTGTGCGCAGACGGCGATGTTATCGTGCCATCCCCTGGCGTAGTCTGGGTATTCAGACATGGCCGACTTGAGAACCTCAAAAGCCGATCTGATGATTTTTGATCCTGGGTCTTCGCCTATGGTCGACTCGCAGCTGACGGCAGACGCTTGCCTCATGATCTCTTCGACTGCTTCTTGCCGATCTTGCGCCTCTCCGTCCGGTCCGTCATTGGCCCTAAGCGACCAGTCGATTTCCCAGTCACGGCAATTGCCCATGCCGCCTGAGTCGAACGTGATTCCAGCCCAGTTGAGATGCTTCTTGTAGTCCGACACGAAGGCGTACTCGGTCTGGTTCTTTGGCCGGAACTCGACATGGACCCACTTGTCCACGGAGAGGAACTCTTCGCCGACATACTTCTCTGACGCATTGCTTTTGCTCCGCGATGGCCGGATGGCGACTTCGACGCCCATGTTCTTTAGTTCAAGCACAGCGTCCATGACTTTCTGATAGGCCTCGTTGATGTTCATTCTTTGCCTTCCTTTACAAAGTTTCCTGACTGTAGAACAATTCCGTCTTTGTGCCTAGTGTGATCTTCCACAAGGTCGCATTGCATGATATCGAATTTCTTGTGGCACTCTTCGCAGAAGAACCGCACTGGCCGATTATGCAAGTCGGCGATCCTTGACGCCCTATCGAAAGAGAAGCCATCGTACAGGACATCACACAGGCATTCTCTGCATGTTCCTTGGTTTACCGAATCCATAGCGGCCTTATTTGCCTTTTCAGGAATGGCACACACGATCATGACCGCATCCGATGGCCAAGGCTTCTTTGCCGTGTTCATTCTTTGCCCCTTTCGTGTTCTACTGCCGAGTTTGGGTCAGCGTTACGCCAGTCTGGCCACGTCCTGGCCTTGTTCTTCTTCAGCTTGGCCATCGCTACCATGGAGAGCTCGGCGTAGCTCATGCCTGCCCGATGGGCCGCGTCGAAGACAAGGAAGAGACAGTCGGCTATCTCTTCCTTGCGTTTCTCTGGGTCTTCTTCGGTGTATGCTTCTCTGGCCTCTTTCTCAAGGTGCTTCAGTGGCCCGATGGGTCCGCGAACACTTGGAGGCCCGAAGGTCTCGTAGGACCACTCTTGCTGTCGCTCAAAGAAGTCGAGCATGTCTACTGCCGATGCTGTATATCGTCCAAAGTTCATCTCGGTTCCCCCTTGCCAGTTTCAAGTTTGTTGTATTCGTGAATCAAACTGTGTGCCGCGTCTACCAGTTTTGCTTCATGCGGCGGGAAGACGTAATCACAATCAGTAGTCCAACGTGTAACGCTGTTGATTGCCATTGCAAGCTCGTAAAACACGCGCGAAATTTTAGCGTCTATCATAGCGCTCGCAAACGCATCTCCGACAGACTCGCCGCTTCGTGTCGTTGACTCGCTGCCGTCTTTTGTGGAGATTGTCACGCGGTACTCATCACTCATCTCGGTTTCTCCATCTGGTACACGTCCGGTTGGACCGGCGTTAGCCGCACAATCTCATGCCCGTCAAGCGTTAGTCCGGTCGGCGACACAGTGCCGACAAGTTGCTCCCGTGATGCGAGCCATGCGGCTTTGCAAGGCTCGTAATCACGTGCGGTATATGCTGGTGTTCTCCAAAACCACTCATCGAATGTCATGGCGTTATCTCCTGCACGCAAAGCTACTGGCTAGACGATTCTCAAGTTTGATCATTGTGTCGGAGCGTTGTTTTGTTTTGACCATTTTTCGCACATGCTCAAATGGTTTTTAGATGCTTGGCCGCGCGTATTGCAGCCAACTGAATCAATCTCGATAACCGGGCTTTCCAGTGAAGGCATTCCGCACATACATTCTTTACTGACGCATCGTGGCCCAGCGATGAAGACCATCGTTTCATATTTTCGGTCACATCCAATATCTTCACCGGGCCAGTTTTCTTTCAACCATTCAGATTCTTTTCTTTCGTTCCCTTTGCTGTGGCGAGGATGTACGTATTCGCCAACAGAAGAAACCAAATACTTGACGACCAACGTACAAAGATGAAATCTGCACCATTGTCCGCATATATGGTGGCCACTCACTCCGAACCATTCCCATTGGTCTCTTGAAATCGTCATAGTGTTGTCTCCTGTAGTCCAGTAGTGAGCCGGAAGATGGATCGCCCGGAGTCGAACCGGGTTGTAAAGCACTGCAGATGCTTTCGCGTGTCACCGTGCCCGCCCGATCCCAAGGCCGCGTCTATCCGCACGCGGCTGCGGTGCGCTGGTTTCTAATCCCGGTCAGCGTCAGCCGGGCTTCTTGGAGGTATGTCGGCGTCGCTCCACATCTTTGGGAATGACGAATGGGGTCATGGCCTCTTTTAGTTTGTCGATTTCATTGCTGATTTTCTCCGACTCTTTTTCAAGAGCTTTGATTTTGTTGGCCTTCTCCGTGTTCTTGTCGGTGAATTCTTTCAAATCGTAATCATGGACCTTTTCTCGATTGCCGTTCACAACAGCCCAGAAATCTCGTCCTCTTCCCCACCGACCTGGGGCTGCAATTGACGTAACCTCGCACTCCACGAATTCACCATATCGCACGTAGTACGCCTTCATTCGCTTGACTGGAACCATCAATTCCTTAGAAGCACCCTTTGATCGCACCAGAGCGTTCCAAAGTTCATCGATCAAACTGACTTCTTCGCTCTTTTTGCCTGCGATCCTGCCGCTCGTGTAATAGACATATCGCTCGCCGCGTGTATCAGGGAACCGCGTTAGCCCACAAGACAACGCAAACTCCTTGAATTTCTGCTCCCTTGAGCAAAACCCGCAAACGCCGGATGCCTTTTCATCGGCAGCTTTCAGTTCTCGCTCTTTGCAAATGCTGCATTCCATGTGCCTCTCCTGTGTTAAATCATCGTAATCAACTGCCCGATCTTCGCGGCTAGTGTTATTCGATAGCATATCACTTTTCGGAACCGCGTCTAGGTGTATTTCAAAATTCTCTGGACACGACGGGTAGAGTGCGATAGACTCCGCATTATGATTCGACCCGGTGAACCATGCGCGGAGTGCGTGGCCTTGCGGCATAAGCTGCACGAAGTTCGTGCCGAAAACGACAAATACATTGCCGCTTTGGAATTGTCAGTGGACGAGTTCATGAGGGCCGCAGCATACCGGCATTGGCATTACGGGGCCAAGGATGTAAGCAAAGCGTTTGAAAAAGCCAAGGAACTTACCATAGCCGCATGGAGTTTGCGTGGCCGGATTTACCAGGGAACAGACTGATTCGTTTGCTTCTGCCTTGAGAACAGACGATCTGAAGCATAAGGGACATGCCAGGGCCGGAAGGCTTCTCGGCATAGGAAGGGATACCGTCCGCAAGATTCGCCAGGAATACGGCATCATCATGGACAAGGTGGAGAGGCCGTGTGCGAACGGCGTCCACTTGATAGCCGTAAGCGAGTTCAGGAAAAAGAAGAGCGCCCCAAAGCTAACGCAGTCGCAGTCAGAACTTGTGGCCGAAGCATATCCAGTGGCCCAACAGCTCGCCAAGAAACTTGCCAATGGCATCTTATCCGAAGAAGACCTTCTCACCATAGCCCATGATGCCATAATCAATGCCGCTCGGTATTGGAAGCCAAACAAAATAGGCAAGAAGCTGTCGTGGAAGTCATACTCTTACGGCGGAGTCAAGCTGGCGTTTCGCCGGTCTTTCGCAAGGAAACGCAAGGAATTAGTGAAGGCCGGAGTCTTCTGCGTCAATGATGCCTACAGCTCTTTTTTGCTCAACACGTTGTCTTCTGTTAATCCCGACGAAGAGCCGAAGACAATGGCGGAAAAGTTTCACTCTATGCGCGGCCCAGGTCGGTTTGTCATAGAATGGCTGACAGGGCTTCATGGAAGGTCGGCAAAGAAGCCGGAAGAGATTCAAAAGTTTCTCGGTAACTCAGCAAGCGTCGAACTTGTCCAGCAGTATGTCCAAGAGGCCAAACAAGCATTGGCCGGATAGGAGAACCGTGGCAACGGAAGTTGAAAAAGCCCCAGTTAAGACAGAGGCAAAGCCGGACTCGAAATCGGCGCAACTCGCGCCTATTTCCGAAAAGCCTGATCCCAAGAAGGCTCATCCGACAGACGCGGAAAAGAAGTCTGAGCCAAAGTCGATTTCAGACACCCACGAGAAAACACTGGAAAACACAGGCGATAAATCGGCGCGAGTCGCGCCTATTACCGAAATCGTCGCAAAATGCGCCGATATTCAGCTTGACGAGCCGAAGCCGCTCGTCAAGCAAAAAGCGATCATGCTTGGGCAGGACAAGAGGATTTTCGAGTTCACGGCAGAGCCCGGCATTGATCTGAACGAAGTCATCAAGGACATCAAGAAACAGTTGGTTCAGACGCCGCCGAGTCCGTATTTCATTCTGCCGTATGGAGTCTCTGTGGAGGTCAAGTGATGGCATATGTGGAGATCAAGAATCCGAAATGGGGTTATGAGCCAATTGACGCAACAAGCATCGCCAGTGATGCTTTTAAGGAAGCGATGGCCGGATTGGACTCTGGACTAGGCGTGCCTCCGTCGATCTTGAAAGCAGATGACTCATACAGTTGGGCATACAGAGAGGCTTTGGCGATGCGGGCTGAGTTCATGGAGAAGCAGGCCGCTTTGGAGGGCGTGGATATGGCATCTGAAGAGATAGGGAAACAGTGGTCAACGACTACAGCCACTCCCAAAGACGATTTCAAGTCAATCGTGTATGGGCCAATCGTTGCCATGCCAGAATGGATAGGCAGTTTTACATTGGGGAGGAACCAATCTGAGTACATCAGGGAAATGATGATCAAACAGCAAGAGGCCAAAGCGGCGCGTCTTGCCGAAGAGTCCAAGAAGAAGTCATTCTTCGGCGTTGACGCCGATTTGATCTACTCAGTTTTGCCGGGCGAATTCCAGGGCGTTGACTTCGACTTCCACAACCTTGAGTCCGACAAAAAGATCAAGATCAAGTGGAAGCGGAACGGCGTTCAGAAAGTGGCCGTCATCAATTACAAAGACCTGTACGCTTGCAAGCAGAAGCGCGATGTTCTTCGGATTCTTGTGCAGGCGATCCTCAAGGCCGAAGGCATGAAGATTCACGAGGAGAGGCCGAAGCCGGTTTCTCCTGAGACGCCTTTGAAACGCCGTATTTTCATTGACTAACTGGAGCCAAAATGCAAGTGAAACTTGGGAAGGTTATCGAGCAACGCATCAAATACGTCGGCAAGTGCCCGAACTGCGAGGCTGAGTTGGCGTGCGAGCCGAATGAGTTGCATTGGGGCGGCGTGGTTAATGGTGTGAAATCGTCGTCCCCTCATGTGATTTGCCCACAGTGCGAGACTCAGGTTTTGATGGAGAAAAAGTGAAGATCATACTAGATAATGCCGATATAGAAAAAATCATCAAGGAGTGGGTCGCCAACTCCTACGGTGACGATTGCGAAGTCGAGTTGGCTTGTACATTTGGAGAAGGCGGCAAACTCAAGGACATCGAAGCTGGGGTTACTATTCCAGAAGACGGATAACAAGGAGGCTGTCATGGATGAATTCGACTTGTGCCTTGCCGATCTGAGCATTATTGCCATGCGGCACAGGGTTTCTCTTCTCTATCGGGAGGCCAAGCACTTTGACAAGATTCCGGCATGGGCAAACTCATTTAAGTTCAAGCACATTGCCAGGGTTGTATGCCGTGGCCGAATCTGGACCAAGCAGTGCTTCTCTGATCATCCATATGCAACTCCATCGATCAGCTGGCTATTGTACGATATTCTTTGCGACTACTTGAGCCCGGCTGTCATAGACGACGAAGAGAAGATCGGCAAAGACATCGTGGACGCTTTGCGGTATGCTAATACCAGGGGCCGGGCAGAGGCCACAAGCCTGCGGCGAGTGATCGGCACAAAGGCATTCGACGAAATGGCCGAATGCGTCAAGGCAATGGGGATCGAGGCATGATGGAAGTCGTGGCAATGCTGTGCCTGCCCGTCCATCCAGATGATCTTGTATTCCTGCCGAACCTTGGACATGCCCAACGATGCGCAACCGCAGCCGAACAGCATGTAGGCTGGCTCAAAGAGCATCCGGTTCATCGGCATGACTGCGAGTGGGAATGCGATGCTTGCTATCGAGCGTACCTATGGCGCGAACTGGCGACGTTGCAGGAATGGCGCTGGAAGCTCAGCCACGGTAAACCAAACGTGCTGCCGCCAACGACATGGGAAGCATTCGAGCGCAAGCTAGTCGAGTTTCGATGGGCGTTGGGGCCGCGTTCGTACTATCGCGGCCAGATGCCGCTGGCGATCCCGGTGTATCGGTTCCCGGAGTGCGAGCCGGGCGAGGGCGGGCGGAAAGACATCGTGTTCATCTTCCGGTGAAATAAATGAAATCAGGCGATTGCGTGTTTGAACTGTGGTGGGAAGAGATTGTCAGGTGCGCAAAAGGAATGCCGACGATGCCGGATAGCATGCGCCGCCAGATGTGCCGCGTGATGCTGTACGTTGACAGCCTGAAGAACTGCGAATTCAGATTATTGGCCGCAATCGGAGGAATATCATGTCGTTGAAAACCGACGCCAAATCATGGACGATCAAAGAACAGATAGTTGAAGACCAGGCATCAGGTTTAGCTTTTCAATTTGAAGTTGACCCGAACGGGATGTTACGTTTTCGCGTATACGGTGATTTGCCATTTGGGAACCGCGAAATCATCTTCGACCGAAACGGGGAAGAAGCCGGGGCCGGTACTTGCGTTACAGCAATATGCCGACCCGGATGGCTTGAACGCCTCGAAGACTAGCCAAGGCGCTCATTGCACCGTGGGAGATCGCCACGTGTGCCTTTTTTCGACCGACAGGTAAGCCTTGTCTGCTGACACTTCACCTATCTTGAAGTTATCTGCCGTCTTGGCGACAAGTGCCGGAAGTTGCGGGCAATCGGCGGCGTCGGTATCGCCGAAAAACAGGCGTTTGTCGATGCTGCGGAGCAAGACGGCAAGAAGCTATCCGAGTGGATGCGAGATCGGCTACGGCGGTCCGCGCGGGAAGAATTGGAAGATCGGGGCAAGACAGTAGCGTTTTTGAGTTGAATGCACCGCTTCGCGTCCTTATGCTATGTAGTGAAGCGCGCACGGTCTGCGCACGGTTTGAAAACTGCCCACGGCAGGATTTGAACCCACATAGCTCCCGGTACGAACAGGGTGCCTTTCCATTAGGCTACGTGGGCTTGCCGCTTCAATAGCCCGGTCGGTGCGCTAACACTGGCCGGGCGAAAACAGAGACAGCCGTTGTCAATAAGCGGCTCTTCTCAGGTCCAACATGGACCGCCTCCTTTACCTTGCGTTGGCATGGCGGAATAGTCGCAATCTGGACCGCCACACCGAACTAGGTGATCGGAACTCGTGCAAATGGTGCGGATTATCCTGTAACCGGGATGTTGCTGCGGCTATGATAGTTCGTGGCCGTGCTTTTAGGCGCGGGCGCGGAGAGCCAGTAAGACTTCTGGAAACGGAAGCAGGCTCGATGAAACGCATCGGCTATCAACACTGAGGTAAGCCACTATTAAATTCTACCAACATAAACACTTCTGGCCCACGGTTCAGATAGGCGTTGTCGGCGTCATATGTGTTGCGCCGCTCTGGATTCTCGCCAGCAAGATCGACCAGGACGAAGTGGTAAAGTCTCTGGGCGTTCCAGTGGCAGGCGTGGTATACGCATTGTTGCGCTGGGCCGAACGTCGGCTTGGCATCAAGAATGATGACAACAAGCAAGAAGCGGACAAGCCATGAGATAGACCTCTTTGCAACGAAAGGACTAGGAAATCATGTATGAACGATTTACCGACAGGGTTCGCAAGGTGATGCAGCTGGCCAACCAAGAGGCCCAACGTCTAAGCCACGAGTACATCGGCACCGAGCACATTTTGCTGGGGCTGGTCAAGGAAGGATCAGGAGTAGCTGCCAATGTCTTGAAAAACCTCGACATCGATCTCCGAAAGATCGAAACGAGAGTGGAAGCAATTGCCCAAACCGGCCCAAAGTTGGAGACGGCGATGATGGGGAGACTTTCGCATACTCCTCTTGTGAAAAAAGTGATCGAATGCTCGATTGAGGAAGCCAGAAGCCTCAATCACAACTATGTGGGGACTGAGCACTTATTGCTTGGCCTTATCCGTGAGCCAGAAGGTCTTGCTTCTGAGGCTCTGCAAGCAGAGGGGCTGAGCGCCGATATTATTCGCAAGGAAATCTTGAGGATGCTTGGACAAGTAAAAGCATTCGATGAAACTCCAGAACTATCATTTGACTGGACGCAGGCAAATGCTGATCCTAATTCGCCGCACTACTTGGAAATCAAAAGAACGCTTCACATTGCCATCGCCTCTATTACAAACGGCGAGACGCCTGTGCAGGTCTCTATGAAGATTGACCAGAGAACTGCTGGCCTTCTTTCAAAAACAGACGAAGTGAGAGAACACATTCGCACCACGTATGTCGGAGACCAGCCACGGGTCAACGGTGCCAAATACGTCTGGCCAAACTCCGCATGGGGGCTACCGCACTTCTTGTACGGATTAGAGATAATTATCAAAAAAGATAAAGGGAAGGTGGACGGCATTTTGATTTGTGCCAAAATGACTAACGGCGATGTCAAAAATGCCGTAATCAAAGACCCATTCCGCTCGCTCAGTCAGAAAGAAGAGTCAACTGAAATTTTACACGGAGATTTTCTAAGGATGGTAAGTGGTTGGCCACATGCCAGCGCTGACCCTAGATCGCCTGGATTCATGGCAATAAACAACTCTCTTGGATATGTTGCAAGGCATTTCAGAAGGCCAACAAGTGAAGGCATATTGATGATAATAGGCGGCGAGATGACAGCGCTCGATCTGTCAAGGACGCACGAGATCAGAGACTATGTAAGGAACTACTGGGGAGAGAAGTTCTTTGAAAGTACAAACGCCAAGTATGGCCTAACAGACTTTGTTTACGGGGTGAAAGTCGTTGTTTTAAAAAGCGAGCACTCTTTTATTTCTTTTGAGGATGGCTGCGGCAGTCCTATCATGATCAAAGACCCGTTTGCGACTCCAGCAAAAAATGAGCCCAAGGCGAAATTCAACGTATCATCCGTATTCGGACAAATGCTCTGTAAAACACTCGGCATCAACCCCAAAGGCGTAACCAAGCTCTCCATCATCTGTGACATGGCCAAGCCGAGCGTTGTCACGGCCAGTGTCGAGATGTCTGCCCAATTCTATGAAGCCGATGTCTGCCAAATCATCGAGCAGGCCAAGCCGCATGTTCAAGTGAACACCCAAGAGGCCAAACAGTAGGTCATCACCATGTCTGAACGAGAACCAAACCCGATCAAGCCCAAGAAGTTCAACACTCTCAGGGGGCGATACGCCAACTTCGTCCACATCTACATCGCCACCGGCAACAGAGCCCGCGCCTACAAGCAAGCTGGCTTCACCGCCCAAACCGACAAGCAAGCGCAACAGCGAGCCTACTCACTACTCAAACGTCCAGATGTGGCCGCGTACCTCAAAGAAGTCCAGCAGCACGTCAAGGACCACGAAGCCGCCCAAATGGCCATAGAATACAAGCGCACAAGGAAAATCCGGCAACAAATAGCGTACCAAGACCCAGCCGATCTATTCGACGAAAACGGCAAGTCCAAACCCATACACGAGATACCACGAGAAGCCCGGCGTATGATCGCCGGTATCACCATAACCAAAGACGGCGAAGTCACTTACAAACTCCGTGATCCGCACCCCCATCTGTCGGCCATCGAGGACAAGTATGCCATCATGCCAGACAACCAACGTCCGGCCCAGAAAATCGACCTGACCTCTGGCGGCTTGTCACTCGCCGAAGTAGACACCCACAAAGCCGGTCTATTGGCCCTACTGGCCGATATTAAGTCCAGAGTCGCTATTCCGCTACCTGAAGCCGAGATCGTGCGTCCTACGCTAAATGGTGTTGCACACGGGCTATCTACGAACGGGAGCAATGGCCATGTCTGACCTTCTTGATTGCATGTGTGTCCGGTGTGTTCATGAGAGAACGCCGAACCTGCTTGAGCGGCAAATGCCAAGGTGTCCGACGTGCGGCAACAAGCGTTGCCCACATGCGAGCGACCACGATTATGCCTGCACCGGCAGCAACCTGCCTGGGCAACCAGGGAGTTTTTACCAGAAATTCGAGGAAATCCATGCCGTTCATGGCCAAGCGTCGTCTGCCGGACTTGGAGAGCACTTCAGAGGCGAAACAGACCATGACGACCGCAACTAGCCGAATGCACAAAATTTGTGATGTCCACCGCCGCAAAATGCACTAAAATTGTGCAAATGAGTGCCGAAGACTTTGTAAAGTGGATGCTCTCGATGGGCATAGGCGACGGTGAGGCAGCTTCATTGCTTGGCCTGCATAGGAACACTGTGGCCAACTACAAGAAGCATGGTGCTCCTGAAGTGGTCGGGTTGGCGTGTCTTGCATTGTTTCACAGGCTTGATCAGAAAGGCAAAGTCTCATGGCAAACTTAGGCATCGTCTCTCGATTCGAGATCGAGATCAACGGCACAACCTTCGCCGCCAACCAGGGCGAATCCGACAGTTCGCCTGATGAACTGTACTCGTTCTCTGAGAGCCCGACCGTCACCGGACTCGTCTACCCGTTCGTTGGCCAAGTGCCAACGGCCACGGTGCGGACTCTGTGGGACGAGGATTCCAACTACCCGGTGGACTTCGACTACCTGTACTGCTGGGCCGACCAGATCATCTACCTTCAGTTGATCGGGCAGACCGGGAACGTGACGCACAAGATCAGGCCGTACTTCCCATTCTGGCTCTGTGGGTATGGCTCGATACTTCCGGCAGCGAACACAACCCTAATTACGGGCGGAAGTGAACCAACGATGGAGGCAGTCGATAGTATAGCCATAGGCAACTACTCTGGCTCCACGGTCAACGTGAAGCTGTTCCTCATCGACTAGGTGGCCCATGCCTGACGATTCGTGGACACAGATTGGCCTCACTGACGGCCGCCGGTCGTTGTGGGTTAGGCTGAATTGGAAGCGGCCAAAGACCAGCTGCTATGCGAGCCGTGAAACGATTGAGTCTGTCGAGTTCTGCGCCGGTCGAGAAGGCGACGACTTCCATGCCAAGTTCGATCAGACGAATCCGCAGTTCGGTGACATTCTCTCAATGGCGTGTTCGGCCATGTACGCGGTTGACATGCTGATTGGCATTGGAAACAAGACCGAGGCCGAGAAGACGGCAATCGAGAACCAGATACTCAACCCGGCTCATCGGACGTTTCCTGAGCAGTCCGATGAGGAGTTCCAAAAGGAATTGGATGAAATGTTTCCTATGGAGGCGAAGCCGTGAGAGGGTCAGTCTTAAAAGACAGCATATCTATGCTGTCTTACGACGGTGTGATGCCGTGGAATCATGTGCGGAGCATACTAGGTGATGTGAAGCCCGACACGTTTTTGTCGCCTACGCCAGTCCCGCCTGAGTTTTTCGGTGTCGGCGGACTGAGAATCCCGCGATCCCATCATGACTGCCCGTGGATGTTTGCCAAGTTCGTCAGTCTTGAGAAAGGCCCAACGGGGACGGTGCAACCTGCTGGCAAGCCGTATGAAGTTTGGATACTCAAAGTCGAGTACGTTCCGCTGCCGTATGATGTAAGGGAGCACCTGAAGCCATGAGCACAGCAAAACACCCGATGCAGCCATTGATAGTTAATATCGATGGCGTTGTGCGGTTCAAAGTGAACAAAATCGTCAGGTTGGCATTGATGATCACCAAAGACCTGATTAGCCATCAGAAATTGCTTGAAATGCCACAAGAGAAAGGTTAGACTCGGCGGCGGAAAAGAAAATGGGCGGCGCGGTCACAAATCCGCCCGCCCTTGGCCGACTTCACAGAGCACGACTAGGAGATCACCATGTTATCGGCAGAAGGAATTGTCCAATCCAAAGAGCCAAAGTCAAGGCTTGACAAAGAAGATCAGGAATGGGTGATGGCCAACATGCAACTTGTCTACAAGGAGGCCCGAAGGTGCGCCTACATCCTGGCCGCAATGACAAACATCCACGAACAAGGCCAACTGTACCTCAACTGGCTCGATGACTTCATTCAGGCCGGTGTCTTGGGCATGTGCGAGGCCCTTGTCCGGTACGATCCGTCTCACGGAGCCTCAAAGGGAACATATTCGTTCCACTGGATCAAGAACTGCATCCATAAGGCCGCTGGTAAAGCAACAACCAGAATCGGGGCAACAAAAGAACACGAGTGGATCAAGAGAATCCACGTACTGCCAATGTCAGTGGTCGAAAATCAGATCAAAGCATCCTCCAGGTTCAGGGATGCCAACCAGCTTGATTTTGTTGATCGGCCAGAGTATGAGGAAGTTCCAGAAGACCTTGCGCCAGAGACCAAGGCCCTCATGTCGTTCTGCCTCGACAAGCGGTATTACAGCATCATCGTCCGGCGATTCGTTGGTGGAGAAACCCTTGAGGACATCGGCAATGACCTTGGGATCAGCAAAGAGCGGGTCCGGCAGATCGAGGCCAAGTCATTGGCCAAGATGCGTGAGTTCAAGCCGCTTGTGGATCACCTGTACAGAGTCGTAGAGCGCGAACGCAAGGCCGATGATCGGCTGTTTCGGAACATTGGCAGGATTGTTTGTTGACGATGGGGAAGAATTCCGTTGAATTGTGTTGCAATGGCTTGGAAGTGTGTTATGCTGTGTAAATGAATTGTGCCCCGCGAGCTTAACACTCCGGGGCACTGGTTCACAAGCAACGCGGCTGCTGTGAGACAAATGCACCTTAACAGATGCACGTCTCGGTGGCAACCCCTAAAACGATTGAAAACTCCCTGAATGAGAAAATTCGGCTCCCTAGCCGCCCTGCGGGGACAATTGGGAATACGATTTTGCTGCCGTAGTCAGGAAGTGCAGCGACCAGACGGTGAGGGCTTATACCGCCCTTGGTTCACGAAGCCAGTCCCACAGGAAACGTGGGAACCGATCTGCCCGTCCTGGGTGGTTTGTCTTTGCCCAGGGCTTGGCCACAAGGCCAGTATGCGACGACTTTGGCGGGCATCCGCCTGAATCTCGATAGGGAATTAAGCCCTCTGGCCAACGCAGAGGCAACGGGAGGTGGCTAAACACTAAACCTCCGAGGATGAGGTTAATCAAGCACGTCCTCAACCGGATTGGTCCGGCGTCATAGCTCGTCTATGATTGAAGTTGCTTGTGCTACGCCGCTATACCGTATACTGTACGGCTTGCGAAAGCGCAGGAACCCCCAATAACCAGGGGTTCTTGCGCGCTTCCCGTTCCTGTAGGCTTATCATATTCTTTAGATATGTCTTGAATGGTGTGTAAGAATACACTACCCTGAAAATATGCGTGGCCTAAAGATCAATGCTGGAACTCCTGGGTTCGTTCGCCGTGCTGGCGAAACGAAGTGGAAAGAGCATCGCGCAACAATGGACTCTGAGGTTTCGCGGTGCGAGGTTTCGATTCACAAGCCGAACTACAGCATTGTAACTAAACACGGCTGGGAGTTTATGGTGCTGACAAGGTTCCTTGAGGAAGGCTGGCCGATCAAGAAGGATGACAGGTACGGGAATAGATGCACTTTCAACAAGTGCATCCTTGGAAGAAACGGCAGAGGAGCATCAAGACGGCGAGCAGCGAAGTACAGGAGATGATTATGCAATGCTCAGCGACCACAACAAAGGGCCTGGATTGCCCTATCCACGCAGACCGAGTTCGAAACGGCAAATGGTTCTGCCATGTCCACGATCCTGAAGGCCTGTACCAGCAGCAATGCCGAGACAAACGGGAATTTCGTGCAGCTCGCAAGTCGCTGATGCTGGCAACCAAGAAGAACAAATCCAAAAAGCCAAGATGATTTTGCGTTGACATGCTTGGCGGATGTGGTAAAAAGACGTGGCCACCGGGTTGTTTTACGAGCACCCGGTGGCCACTACCAAAGCTGACAGTGTTAGTGTAGCACGTTCAGCATTTCTGTCTAGTGGGAAAAAGCTCGTTTGCCAGAAGGCGACATGAAGGATTCTTGGGCCGAAAAAAGCAGCCACTTTAATCTAATCCCATCGCTGCCCAGGGTGACTGAAGCCCAGGAGCGGTCTGGAGTGGTTCTCCGAAAGCCGGGGTCCATCGGCCCAGCGAGCCGCCCATATCGGCGGCGTGTGCAGCCAATTCAGCCAATCAAACCAAACGAGCGGCAAATCGGTTGCAGCACAACGGCTCACAAGCCGCTGTGCGTATCCACCAGCAGGAACCCGACCTTCCGTGGGGTCGGCGGTTCACATTCAAAACCAATCAACCAATTTCCAGGCCCTGTCCAATGCTGACAACCTGGGACTGCAAGTTCAGTAATTCTGAAACCATGATTGTTTTTTGAATGGCCTTTGCGTGGAATCCTGAGTGTCTGTTGACCGCTTCTCTCAAGGTGCTTCGGCTACCTTGCAGGAATAAAGCACACGGTCCATCTACCAATCATCTGACGACCGCTTTTGGCCATTAGGCTCTCCTAACTAATAGGCGCGAAATGCGCCGATTATGGATTCTGGAATCTTGTTGCCAAGTTCTGGCGATGTAGTACAATGGCATAACACGATTCATCACACCCAAGGAGACTTGCTATGCCGACAGGATACACTTGCAAGGTTCAAGAAGGCAAGGTGACGACTCTCAGGGAGTTTGCGTTGCAGTGCGCAAGAGGGATGGGCGCGTGTATGCATCAGCGGGACGACTCTTTTGACCAGCCGCCGAAGGAGCGAGAACCGAGCGATTACTACCAAAAGATCGTGGAAGAAGACGAGTCAGAACTTGCAGCGGCCAAGGCTATGAGTGAGAAGGACATCCTCGATGCTCAGCAGAGAGAGATTGCATCGCTCATTGCCAAAAACCAAGAATACATACTAAGGAAGCGTCTTGAGTATGGTCGGTATTCTGCCATGCTTGGGAAGGTTATGATGTGGCCTTGCCCCGATGAATACAAGGGTCTGAAGGAGTTCATGATCAAGCAGCTAAAGGAGTCCATCGATTTCGATTGCTATTGTTTCAAGATGGACGTGCCAAGCGTTGTGCCTGCCGAAGAATGGAAGCAGGCCGAAATAGCGAGACTTGAGAAGGATGTTGCGTCGGCCAAAGAATCAAGGGACAAGCACATTGAGTCAGTTACCAGTGCCAACAAGTGGATCGCTGGTCTGTACAAAGCCCTGGAGGAATAGCCGTGGCATCTCTTCGTGCAGGTCTTGAGCGTGCTCGCCGTGAAGGCCGACTGACCGAAAGCGGCGGCAAAAAGAAGAGGCCGAAGTACGGCAACGTGAAAACCAACGGCTTCGACAGCAAGAAGGAATTTGCCCGCTGGCAGCAGTTGCAAAATATGCTTGCAGCCGGGGCTATTTACGAACTTGATCGGCAGGTGAAGTACCGTATCGAGGTCAACGGCGTCCATGTCTGCGATTTCATCGCAGACTTCAGATATAAGCGCACAGTAGACGGCCGTGAAGTCGTTGAGGATGTGAAGTCGGCGATCACCAGGAAGAACCGTGCTTACCGGATCAAGTACAAGTTGATGCGTGCTGTGTTCGGTATTGACATCCAGGAGATTTAACATGGTTGCGTCTGTTCCGTCGTTGGCCAACATGAAGAAGCCAGAGGTTCCTAATTTAGTTTCACAAGATGATGTCATGAAGTGCTGCAAGGACATGCAGATTTTTGCAAGCATGATTTTGACAGGTGATTTTTTGAAAGCAAGATCAGTATTCAAGCAAATGCATGACAGGTATAACGATACTCTGTAGAGATCAATGATCGACAGAGATCGCTTGTCGGCAATTACCTGGGATGACCTACGGAAAATCATGATCATCTGGCTCGAAGTGGCCCTCCAAGAACTGAAAGGCGGGCAGTCATGAAGACGCTTCGTTTAGTGTTCACCATCATCGCCTGGGCTTTGGCGTCTGTGTCTGTTGTTCTGGTGTGCCAGTATGTGCATATAAACGGGCCAGAGTGGGTTAGAATTGGAGGCGGAAACACAACAGGGAATCCCTGGTCGATAATGGGCATTGTAGCTGGGATACTGCTTTTTGCGATTTTGTTTGGGTCGGCTGTAATGGCGGTTTCAATTTGCGCAGACGAAAAAAGGAGCGAGCCATGACCGAAGTGAAAGTAGGGCAAGTGTGGTCGGATAGCCGAGTTGATCGGCTTGTCGTCCATCTCGATAGCTATGAAGATGGCACGCCGGTTGCGGTGATGAAAACAATTGGACACGGCGGAAGCCTAGTGCCATTCAGCGTAAAAACAATCAAAGAGATGACCCTCAAGTCCGACGCGCCGCCAGAACCGGACGAGGTTGTCGTCGGCGGGCGGTACGTCAACAGGTACGGCCCTTTGGCCACATTGGCAACAGTCAAAAAGATTTTCAAAGAAGTCGAGTATGTGATTGACAGGACGGGAGAACTGAGCTTCATGGGGCTTGAAGACTTCAGTGCGAACTGGATGCCGGTTAATTCCGTTAATGGGATTGCTGCTGCAATACCGTTGACCGTCGAAGGCACATACTCAGACGGAGGACCAGGCAGCATCCGTAAAGTGAAGATGCTTGTCCAGCAGCTTCAGGACCGCGTGGCGGCACTGGAACAACGACAGGGCCAGGACGACAACTACGCTCAAGAGCAAAACGAGAGGAAATGACATGAGACTGATTACGCGGCAAATTCTGGCAAACACTGCTGCCCAAAGATGGCGCAATCAATTCCGCTCAGCCTCGCATTTCCAGGATAAATTGCAAAAACTGGAATCGCTCAAGCCAGTAGGAGACAATCTTGATCCCGATGCGATTGACTGTGTTATCGGGAACAAAGCATGGACTGAGGTTTTATGCGATGAGTGCGGATGCACGCCGTTGTACGCAGTCGAAATTGGCGAAGCAATGGACCCCACCAACACAATACCAGACATTTGCCTTGACTGCCTGAAGAAAGCTGTGGCTTTGATTGAAGAACAGGAGGCCAAGAATGGGAATGTATGACACGATCATCTGCACTGCGCCGCTGCCGAAGAAGGCGAACTTCATCAAGGATGCGCGCCATCAGTACCAGACGAAGAGCCTTGGTTGCCATCTTGAGACATATTGGATTGAAATGGAGCGTGGCCTGTCGCTTGACGGCGATCAGGTTCCGTTCTCCGGCGAGATTGTCTTCTATGACGACAACTGCGTCGGGGCCGCTTATGGCTTTACGTACACGGGCTTCGGCGAAGACTATGAATCGATACGGTACAAGGCCGTCTTGGACTGGGGCAAACTGAAGACGATTGTGCTTGTTTATCACAATACCGAGGTCTGCCTGTCGGCAAAAGACATTCGAGACGCTCGTGAAAAGTTTCCTGACCCTGAGCATCCTGGTTGCGTGTTTGGCGTGAACATGACGGTGTTTGATAGCGATGGGAACCAGTTCAGGCTGGTGGCTTCATCAGAGAAAGAGTTCTGCTTCATTGACAAAGACGACAGATTCCGCGTAGAAGACCAACGACTGGTAGGCAGGATGTTCTTCAACAGTCCCGAAGACTTGTTCGATTACAATAAGCAATGCGATGACCAAAATTCGGCCATTCGGAAGCATTTGACTGAGATGCTTGATAAGAAGAAATCGGCGCAACTCGCGCCTATTTCCGCCTCCCCCACAGAGTAACTTTGTTCTCGTCTCTTCTAGGCGGCTCGTCTGGAACACTCGCAGGCGAGCCCCTCTGTCCCCTGCCGCCGATGCCGATTCGTGCGCCCATCGTCTGGTCTGTTCGTGATACTCCGGTTTCGATGCCTGCCAATGAGGCCACGCCAAAGTTGGCATGGAAGTGGGCAAGATTGAATGCGTCCATGCCGTCTGGCGAGCGGCCAAGTCGTTTCTTTGTGTCCTCTTTGCTCTCAACAACTCGTCGGCGTCTAGCATCCAACTCCCACTTTGGCGCAAAGGATTGGATACGCAGCATCTGCTGATCATCTTCAGACAGGTGCTTCATGCTGAGGCCGAACAGTATGGCCTTCTCCTGGGTCTCAAACCACAGCTCGCTTCGGACGTTGGGATAACGTAGGTCTTGCTTTGCAGCCCAGCCTGGGTTGACTGGGATGAAGTTCCAGCCGTCTGCAAAGTCGGTGATGACGTTGCCGATGCCGCAATCGTCGATCTTGACAGGTATTTCTTTGGGAACCCACGGCTTGTGGATTTGAGCCCTGGAGAGTTCTTCGGGTGAGTATTTGCCAGTGGCCACAAGTTCCTTTCTCTTGGCGTTGGCAAACTCGCATACTTCTTCGGCCATCTCTTTGAGACGAGCGATGGTAGCTGGTATAGAGCGGCCATTGGCAGAGTCATGGGCGAGAGAGTTGCCGCCCCATTGTGCGTGAATGTCGCAATCATCGCCACCAAGGACTCTGGCCACGTCACAGCCAAGTTCGGGTGGTTGATCGATTGGGAACGGCAAATCGAGATGGCAACAGGCTTCCCAGAGCGAGTCTGACCAAACGCCGGATGCTCCTGTTGACGGGCGACAGCCGAGAATGACCGTCTCGGCTTCACCGCTTGGCCGATACCATCTTCCTCGCCACTGGAAGTCAGTGGCTTTTTTTTCTTCTTTTTCATCGAGAGGCGTGCATAGTCGTCGCACCCAGTCATCCACCATGCCGACATCGACGGCGTTTGGGATTGGCGGCGGAAGCCCTTGGAGACCAGCTATGATGTTTGGGTGATTGAGCACACTCATGCGCAGGTTGCGCCAGAACGGCTTCTTGTTCTCATCCGTGCGAGTGGACTCAAGGAATGCAGCGCTGCTGGTGGTTGTCGGGTTGCCCACGGATAGCCACAGCATACCCGGCTGCGGCTTAAACATCGTGCGAACAGATTCCCAGTACATCACCGGCAATGCTTCAGACTCGTCGAATATGAAGCACATATTCTGCAAGTGAGAACCTTTGAGCGCCTCTCCTTTCGAGGCGGTCAGGCCTTTTGCAAAGTGATATTCCGATGATCGCATCTCAGGTGCAGCTGGCCCGATGAAGTCCATCGGTAGCTTCATCTTGGCATTGGACCTAAGCGAGCGTATTTGCGCCCAGAGCACGCGGACAACGTGATCGTGCGTCGGGGCCGTAGTGAAAACGCAGCCTGGGTCATATGAGTCGTAGAACCATGAGGCCAAGACGGCGCAGGTTAGGCTTTTGCCAACAGCGTTTCCGGCGTCAATTTGCACTCGGTACGGAGGCGTTACAGCCGCTCGCAGTGCAATCTTCTGATCGTCGGAAAGGAACGTGAGGCCAAGGACGTTGTACGCATAGCCGATTGGATCGTATCGGTATGCGGCCCAAGGGAAGTTGTTCTCCACCTTGCGGATGGAGACTAGATACTCGTTGATCTTCCGACGTTCATCTTCATTGGCGTGCGGGAGATAGGCTTCAAGTTCGGCGAGTTCGGAGGCACTTAACATGCAAGCAGGCTACGCATGACGCCTGGATGTGTCAATAGAAAAGACCCGACAGAGTAGCCGTCTGCCGGGTCCGAGTCCATCACTCAAGATGGGATGCGCCTTTTCAGGTTGGTCATGCTCTTATCCACTTGTGGCCCTCAATCGTTAAGCCTGATGTCTTTCCGTTAGACGATCCCCCAGTAGGGTTGTGGATAAGCTGGGGGAGCTGGAATCGAACCTGCATCTCAGGGCATTAAGGCCGACAAACGATCATGACCTTGGCACGACGTTACAAGTCTCCTGTGATAGTCTGATAGGCCGACGCTGCCTCTTCCGTTGGGCTACCCGGTTGAGTTATAGACGCGGCGTGTCACATCCAGTATCATGATAATGGTGTTTGGTCCCGTTTCTAACAAGAGGTATGCATGTCAAAGGCAAAAGAGAAGAAGCCGTCTCGGATGGGGATGGTTCGGCAAGCGATCAAGGACGGCATCACGGACAATCAGAAGATCGTCGAATACTGCTCCAAGAGCGGTGTCGAGGCCACGTTGGCTCAGGTGTCAACGTACAAGTCGATCATCAAGAATGGGAAGCCAAAACAAGACGGAGCCAAGAAGTCGTTCCGCCTTGTGACTTCGTATACCACCGGGCCAATTGATCCGCCGAGGCCAATCGACTACGCCGGTCACGTTGCGGCCATGAAGAGTGCGGTCAACGAGATGGGGCGTGAACAGGCGCGAAGGATTCTGGAACTGGTGTGACCTTTATGCCCCTGCTTGCAGGGGCGATTCTTTTTAAGGGGATGTTGTGGACCGTTCAAAAATCAGTGTAAGCAACCATGCGTATGATCGATGGGTCGAGAGGGCCGCGTCTTTTGTAAACGAAGACGCCAAAGAAATCATCTCGGCATATCTTGAGTCGTCAAAACTTGACAAGAACATGGTCCCGTCTCAGAAGAACAACCGAAGCGACATCGAGCACAGGTATCACAAGCCGACTGGCGGCGTGTTCGTTGCCGAGAAGCGTTCAGGCGGCCTCACGAAGATCGTGACATACTACGTTGTTTCTACGCTGCATGATCCGGCAACAACGATTGCCAGGGACAAAGAAAAGCTGAAGTCGCAATACAGGACTTGGGATGATGAGGTTGTCAACAGGGCCGAACAGGGAGAAAAGTGGGACGGCTTGAGTTTCCCAGATTTTGCAAGCCCTGACAAAGAGTGCCGTTGGTTGAAGCTGCAGAAGCAGATGCACCGATACGACTCTCCAGAGCACAAAGCCTTGGAAGAGCGCCATAAGAATGTCAAGGCTGAGATTGCGGCCAGTAAGCCTCGGCCGAAGTAGTTGGCTCTTCTAGGAACGCCTTTTTGTGGCATCGTCTGCACTTGAACTTGTGCTGTTTCTTTCGCTTGTCAGACGGCATGGACGCATTCAATCTGGCCCACTTCCATGCCGACTTCGGAGTTGCTTCACTAGCTGGCATAGAAACCGGAGCATCACGAACAGACCAGACGATGGGCGCACGGATCGGCATCGGAGGCAGGGGACAGAGGGGCTCGCCTGCAAGTATACCAGACGAGCCGCCCCGAAGAGACGAAAAGAAGGTCAGCCTGTGGGGGAGGCGGAAATAGGCGCGAGTTGCGCCTATTTCTTTGGCAACCTAGTAATCAAGAAGCCTGTTCTTGGTAAAATACGGCTCTCTTCCATTCACCCCAGACGACACAATGCGAATAAACTGCCGCCTTGTGTCTTGGTTGACTGGAAGGCTTTCGTGTGGAGTCAGGATTCCGATCTCGTACACTTCACCGGCCATCATGAACATCGCAGAATCGTAAGGATAACGATCACTCAAATACCCAATGTCCCCGTCAATGGTAGTGTTTTCATGCTCTGCATCCCAAACAGCGCAAGTCTTGTCGATGCTGTTTGAAATGAGAACCTTAACATCTCTGCTCAGCGTTGTTCTATTGGAGCCGCCCCAATTCCCGCCACCCCAGGCGTACACCATGTCTGGATGACGACCTGCCTCTGTATGCAATGCCCGTCCATGCTTGGCTCTCGCTCCGCGATGCGGCGATCCAGAATGAGCAATTGATTCGTCAATTGTCAAAAACCCGATGTCCCCTTTCCTGACATAAAGGTCGTCGAGTATTGATTCGTATCCATGACCATACTCATGCGGGACGCTTTTTGAATCTCCTTGAATATAAGGGAGCATCAAACAGCGGATTCCAGAAAAAACCGGGAACTGGATTCTTCCAATTTTACGAACCATTGTTGTTTCCTTTCTTCTTCTCAAGCATTTCGGCTTGCCTATCGCTCGTACATGCGAATGACGCCTATTGTAGAACACTTCGGTAGTGGCTCAACATGGTGTTGAAGCCTTCGTGTTTCGCCGAGTCTTCGTAGCCTCTCCACACGCTTTACCGATCCACCTACCGGGGCCGGGTGCTGATCGAACGGCACGCTGAAGGATGTTCAACGCCGCATTATGGTCGCGGTCTAGCACGAGACCGCAAGAGCATTTATGGACACGATCCGACAACTTCTTTGGCACGGTCTGGCCGCACTTGCTGCAATCTTGGCTTGTGCCACGGGGGTCAACTTCAACGAATGCGCAACCAGCGTTTTCAGCTTTGTAACGCAATTGAAATATGAACCGACCCCATGCAGCGTCCAAGATACTTTTGGCAAATCGGCTTCTGGCCATGCCAGCTATGTTCAGTTTTTCGACAACAATCAGTTGGTGGTCATTGACAATCCTCTTGCTCTCGTGATGCGTAAAATTGTGGCGTAAGTTTCTGACTTTCTCATAAACCGATTGAAGACGACGAACGGCTCTCCATCGGTTCCGACTGCCTTTGATTTTACGAGACACGTTGCGATGGGCACGCTTGAGTTCCAGTCCCCGATAGAATCGTGGATTCTCAATCGTTGAACCGTTGCTAAGCGTTGCAAACGATTTCAGACCAACATCGACGCCGATAGCCGACTTTACAGGATGAATAGGCGGTGGGTCGAGTTTGTCATCAACTACGAACTTGCAGAACCACTTGCCTGCTCGATGAACAATTCTCTGGACAATGATCTTTCCAAGTATTTGTTGCCCGCCACGGCTTGGCATTGTTCCTTCAATCCCGGCCACGCGGATTCTATTTCCTTGCACCAGTTTCTTGCCACTGCCTTGGATAGGCATTGAGAAACTGTTCCAGCGATTGGCTGACTTGAATCGCGGGAACCCAGGCTTGGCACTCCCTTCATTTACTCTGCGGAAGAAATTGGCGAATGCCTTGTCTATCCTAGACAGGGAGTCTCGCTCAATCCAGACAGGGACAGAGGCAAGCACCGGGCTAATTGACCTGCGTATCGTCAGGTCCATCTGTTGCGTGAATTTAGTCAGGCTTTTGCCAGTGTCTTTGTAGAACCGGACGCGCTCGGCAAGTGCGTCGTTGTAAATCTTGCGGCCAATGTAGAGGAAGTAGAACAGGAAAGATTCCTGCTCCCGCGACGGGTACAGACGATAGGTAATCGTTTTCAGCACAAGGATAACTCTATCAGGGTCGTCCAGGTTGTCAACACCATGTTGAGCCACTACCAGACTTTCCATGAGTAGATTGAGAATAAGAACGCACAAAAGCATGAAGACACAATAGCGAACACAAACCAAAATTTGGCTTTGCTGTTCATGAAATGTCTCCAAGAAACCCCTGCCTTCAGGCATGGGGAGGAATGGAGACGGCGAATCCACGCTACTGAGGTGGCATTCGACATCTCGGACGTGTATAATACAGGAATGAGGCTCAAGAGCAATAACAACGTGTCCTACTGCTGCAAGTACCACGTTGTTTTCTGCCCCAAGTATCGTCGCAAGGTCTTGATCGACGGCGTTGATGAACGGCTCAAGAATCTGATTCGGGAAGTGATCCTTGAAACCCGTTCGGAACTGATCGAGATGGAAGTGATGCCCGATCACGTACATCTGCTCGTTGAAGTCGATCCACAGTTCGGAATCCACCGGCTGATAAAGTTGGTCAAGGGCCGTTCGTCCCGGTTCCTGCGCACGGAGTACCCAGCGTTGCGTAGCCGGTTGCCATCGCTCTGGACGAACTCCTACTTTGTCGCGACTGTTGGCGGCGCGCCTCTGGCCGTTATCAAGCAGTACATCGAGAACCAGAAGGGTGTCTGAATGGAAGCCATCCGTACCATCTGTTGCAAGCTGGTTCCGACCGCTGAACAGGCGGTTGAAATCGACGTTACACTTGTGGCTTTCGCTGCGGCGTGCAATCACTTGGTTCGTCGTGCGGCAGAGACAGAGACTAAAGGACATCTCGCTCTGCACAAATTGGCCTACCGCGAAACGCGGACTGCGTTCGGGCTGTCGGCGAATCTGGCCGTTCGTGCCATCGGTCGCGTTGCCGCCGTAAAAGACCTCTCCCGATTTGCTCCTACGAGCGTGAACTACGATGCTCGAATCTTTTCCTTCCGAGAATCCGACTGGACTTTCAGCCTGACCCTGTTGCATGGGCGGCATCGACTGACGACCCAACTTGGCGACTTTCAGCGAACCGCGCTTGCGGGGAAGGTTCCGACCAGCGCTGCACTTGTCAAACGCGATGGCGGTTACTTTCTGCATGTTCAAGTCAAGGCGACCGTTTCCGACCCACAGCCGGTTACCGAATACTTGGGTTGTGACTTTGGCATTGTCCAGATTGCTACCGACTCCACCGGGGAATCGTTCTCCGGTGCGGGTGTCGAACGAAACCGCAAGCGCCGGATGACAGCCCGTAAGCAGTACCAACGGAAAGGAACCAAGTCTGCCAAGCGACGGTTGAAGCGGATGGCGGGGCGGCAGTCCCGCTATCAAGCATGGGTAAACCACGCCATCAGCAAGAGTCTTGTCGGCAAAGCCAAGACACTCGGCATCGGTATCGCTCTGGAGAACCTCTCCGGTTTGCGTGACCGTTGTGAGCAAACGGCTTCTAGGCGTTTCCGGCGACGACTTGGCAACTGGAGTTTCTTTCAGCTTCGGCAGTTTGTGGAGTACAAGGCCCGACGGGCAGGCGTGTCCGTAGTCTTGGTTGACCCGCGATACAGTTCCCAGACGTGCCATGTCTGCGGCCACTGCGAGCGTGCCAACCGAAAGAGCCAGTCTGAGTTTGTCTGCAAACATTGCGGGCACTCCACAAATGCCGACCGAAACGCTGCCCTCAATTTGAGGGCTTGGGCCGTCAGTAAACCGGCCCCAAAAGTCGCGGGCTAAAACCCAGCGGCAAAGCCCCCCGGCTTCAGCCGTGGGGTTGTTTACGAAATCTCCTTTCGTTGTTAGAAAGCACTCATCTCGTTCTGCCTAGACTCTACGCTTCCGTGGACGGAGATCGTTGTCGCCGATGGGAACCTTTGTCGGCATTTCTCGGTTTCGTCGGCCACACGTTCTTTGGTGTAATCGCCATCTGCCAAGTCCATGAGTACGCTATCTGGCTCGAATCGGCCTTCCCATCGATACCAGTCGGCGTGTTCGATTTGTGCCGAGCGTGGGCACATGGGGCCGATGAGGTCGATAACGTCTTGGTTGTTTTCGATGATCAGTATTTCGCGGACAGCCTTGTTCCATTTGAGGGCATGGGCGATTAGGCCAAGACCGAGGCCAGCGACAAGGACTTTCCCGTGCATGGCCCTGGCACATCGCTGGATGCCGTACCAATGAGGAGGCTCGTCCCACATCGAAACGTGTTCATTGATGGCCAGCATGGTGATTCGGATCGGACTGAGGCACTGGAAGTCTGAGAAGCCGGACTCACCGTGCATCGGATATACGCCCTTGGGGTATTCGGTTGCGACGATGGACGCGCAGCCGAGTGTTTTCAGCTTGTATCCGGTTGCTGGCGTTCTCCAGTTATTCAAGAGTAGCTTCACGGTTGCTCTTTCTGAAGAACGGAGAGGCAATTTCAGCTGCTTGCTGCATTTTGTGCATCATGTCAACTATGATGGTTCGCAGCTTTTTGTTTTCTTCTTCGACAATTCTTACATGCTCTGCCCAATACGAAGGCGGCTTTTCAGACGGCTTACGCTTTCGGTTGGGAATCGCGTGACTACCTTTTTGCTGGCAAAGGTTTGCACTGCTGAACGGCGTCAGACTGAAGAAACTGCTTCCCGTCCTTTATCCAGATCGGCTGAGAATTTCTTGGCCTAGCTAGAATCTTGAAGCCATTGCTTCTGAGCCTCTCGTCAAGAGTGCAAGTGGCACAAACGCATGACCGAGATGGTCTATTAACCTGTTTTGTAGTCTGCTGAGTTGGCTTCATGTTCCCCTCATGTCATGATGTTTAAGAAGTCAAATAAGCCTACAGATGGCAACTCAGGGTCGCGTCCAAGCAGTGATTTTATCTGATCCTGATGGTCGCTCCAAGAATCCCCGGTTTCGTAGTGAGTTGGCAATGACTGATCGCCTGTTTGCGTGTGGTCGTATGCTCGGCAGTCGTGCGGCTTAACGGGATGAATCTCGCATTTGCCGTCCTTGTAGAACACGCACTGGCCTCGTGGGTCGAAAGGGAATTCCTTCCCTGGGTCGCCTGATGTCGTTGCAGGCGACAAAACAAACACCGGAGAATTGCCATCGTCCGACCTGTAGAGGAAGTCTACGGCCAGTTTCTCTTTGAACAGCCGGTTAAGAGAAATTTGGAGGAAGTCGGCGACTTTCTCGACTTCTCCTGGGCGGAACCATCCCGGCTTGTACTTGCACGCATTCTGGCAGGTCTGGCATTGGCAGTCCATGATCACTCCTCAGTCGTCTCGGCGAATAGAACTCAGAACATAGACGGTGTAACAGACTCAAGACGGCTCTTTGTCAGTTCCACTTGGGATTCCCTGATGTCAATGCCGATTCCGATTCGGCCGGTTTCGAGGCAGGCGTGCAGAGAAGTTCCGCTGCCCATGAACGGATCAAGGACGTAGCTTCCTGGCGGCGCATAGCTGCGAACGAACCAAGAGGCCAGCGTGAGAGACATCGGGGCTTCGTTTTGTGACGCCAAAGGATGCCCCATAAGACCGCCGCCGACTTTGCAGTGAACGATGTCGCCCGCGTCTCCGTCGTCGAGCAGCTTTTTAACCATGTCGGCGTCGTACATCTCACTTATTCGATTGCCAGCGTTGGCAATATCAACAATGTCTCTGTCGTGTGAGACTTTTACGTCGCCTTCAGGATTGGCACCGAATCGCTTCCTCTTCTTTCTGCTGCCATCGGCGTTTCTTCCTTCGCCGGATGATTCGCCAGCATTTCCCCACTTGTCTCGTCCTTGAGATTTGTGGTTAGCACGTTTGCCGTCTCCAAGCCGGTATGACATTTCTCCGCCAGGAACCCACTTTGGTTTGTGGCCAGTGGCTTTATTATCCGACCAGTTCAATGGAAGTCGGTCTGGAAGAGCGAAGGCATAGACAGGCTCCCAGTCTCGGCGGTGATAGTGATGGCCTCCGCTGCCTGGGATTCCGACTCTGTAATAGACGTATGGCGACGGGCCGCATACGATGCCGTGTTTGCGTGTCAGATCGGCCACAAGCCATTCCATGACCGGCGAGTATTTGAAGTCACGGACTTTCCCGGCTGCGTTTACAAGCACTAGGCCATCAGTGATTCGGCAACATTCGATGACTATGGGGATAAACCAATCAACCCAGTCTTGGCCTTTGACAGAGAAATCAATGCCGTAGGTTCGGCAGTCTTCATACGGCGGACTCGTGAGTGTCAGAGACACCTTCTTGTCCGGCATGGACTTGAGAATGTCAAGGCAATTGCCGTGGTGCAACTCGTGTTTGCCGACATTCACCATTGCCGATCCTCTATAGTTATGATAATGATATAGTATGCGAAAACGCGGCAGAACGGCAATGCCTAAAAACATGAAGCGTACCGAGCGGCTTCAGATTCTCCTCACGCAAGAGGAGATGAAGGCCGCTCGTAAGGTTGCTGGCCGCGATTTGTCTTCGTATTTCAGGGGCGTGGTTCTTTCCTTTATCAAGGGGCACAAATGATTGACTATTCAGAATTCAATGCGGCCATCAAGCACATCACAAAAGGGGCCGGTGAACTCAAAGGCGTTATCAGCGAAAGTTCGTCGTTTGAAAGCTCGGAGTCTCATGCGAAGTGCGCCGAAGCGTATTGCCTAGAATTGTCGTACAAGATTTGGTGTGCCACGGTCGGCTACAAGTCGTTCAGGGATATTCCGAGTTTGGGATTACTCGGCCATTTGATGCAGCAAGTGCCGCAAGACGGTGGTGAGTCGAAATGAGTGGCCTGTACTATAAATGGCACGACGGTCAAGGCTGGCATGAGCTTGGTTTCTGCTCGGTCAACGAGATGATGACTGTGCTTCGTGATACTGGGCTATTGGCCAAGATGGGCGTGCCAGCGAAAGTAGAGACGAATTTGCCGAGTGACGCCGTGGTAGAATCCGGCAAGGTGTCGTTTGGCAGCATTGATTCAGTGGAGAAGCCCCAAGAGCCGGATAAGTGCTTCCACAACAAGTTCGACCCTCAACTTGACCGATGCCCTGATTGCGGGAAGACCTCTCAAGAACTTCGGGACATGCAATAATCGGCGCGACTCGCGCCTATTTCTGAAACTGGAGCCAAAGATGGACTACAAACAGGACGATGACGGGTACGATGTCGAGTATGGGCCTGAGAATGGCCATCCGGTCCACATAGACATCATCAAGCCGCCTTACATTGATGTAGTGCCGGTCAAAGGCGGAATCGAGATCATCGACAAGCGGCCTCCTTTGCCGAGTTTGTTCAAGTGGTCATTGGTTCTGACCGCTTCGATCTTGGTTGGAACGGTCATCGGCAACTTGATTGTCTGGGCAATTCAGTCGGCTACCAGACTTTAGCTTGAGTGTCTCCATATCCCTATAATTGGTATGGCACTGCTACCAGAACCAGACGTTAATGGCCTGATGAGCCGAAACGGGAGTGGACCGCTTCGGCTGCTTGATCACAATGGCCGACCCATCGAAGACGAGGGCGGCTTTCTGTTGCCGCAGCACAGAACATTCTCATCAATTTATCAATCCGTAACTCGGTCTCATCGATGGACTCATGACGAGGCCACGAAGCACAGCCGCGAAAACGCGCTGGCGATGCTTCGTGATGCGTTCGTTTTGGGATGCATGAACGAGAGATTCCTTCAGCTTTCGGCTCTTGGCTGGCATCTTGAGCCTGAGAACCAAAAGAGCAAGATTCAAAAGGCCGTAACTGATGATATGTCGAAGATCGTGGCCAATACGTCGCGGTGGACGCCGTTCGTTTGGCAGCTGGCTTGGGCGATCTGGTATGGCCGATACGCGAATCAGGTCAAGTGGGGCGCGATTCCGATTGATGGCCAGAATCGGCTTGGAGTCGTCGGGCACAAGCCGGTCAATGGCGACAAAATCCTGTACGGCCATGACGATGTTCCAAGGGTGATGGTCAATCACTCTATTGGCCGGACGTTGAAAGAACGCGGCATCGTCAAGGAAGAAGACCTTTTCTCGGATCAAAGGTCGATGGTGCTTCGGCTGAAAGACCCGAAGTGGCGGCAGCGGTTCATCATCCACAAACACCAGTGCGTTGACGCCGACTTCTTTGAAGGCGAGATGTCAGGCGGCGTGCATGGCGTTGGCTTGCGGTCTCAGATTTACTGGAATTTCCAGCTTCGTGACGAGATGCTTGGGTGGGCGATCAACCACCTGAAGAAGATGAGCATCGGTGGCATCATGGTGTTCTACTATGATGAAGGCAATCCAAATTCCAAGGCAGAAGCCGAGGCCGCAGCCCAAAACGTCGGCGAACGATACGCCATCGCAATGCCGAAGACCCGTGGGCAGAGCAAGGATACCGCCGGTGTTGATTTGCTTCGGTTTGAAGGCGGCGGCATCAACATCCTGATCAATATCGTCAAGGAATACTTTGAGCAGCACATCGAGCGATTGATCATCGGCCAGACTTTGAGCGCCAATGCAGAGGCAACGGGACTTGGCAGCGGAGTATCTCAGTTCCATGAGAACACTAAATGGCGCATCCTGAAGTTTGACGCAAACAATTTGGCCGACACTTTTTCTGAAGATTATATCCCTGTAATTCAGCGATGGAATTTCCCCAAGGCCAACTTCAGGGTCAGATTTGTATTTGATGTTGATGATCCAAAGGCCGATGCGAAGTTGAAGAATGCTTCGGCGGTGTTTCAGATGGGCGGCTCTGTCAGGAAAGACGAGCTTTTGGCCAACGCTGGCCTCAAGGCTCCTGAGCCTGACGATGAAATTCTTAACCAGGAGATGTTGCTTAAGGTTCAGTCCAAGGTTCAAACAGAGACGCAGATTGAGTTGCTCAAGGCGCAAACGCAGATTCAGATGGAGGCCCAACAAGCCCAGATGCAGCAGCAAATGCAGGCCCAGCAACAGCAAGCAGCTGCGCAACAACAGATGCAAGTTCCAGCAGAGGGCCAGCCTCAAGAGATGCCGCAAGATCAAGAGGCCCAAGTGCAGCAACAGGGCCAAGAACAAGCCGCAGAGCAGCAGCAAGCGGAACAACAGGAACAGCAAGCCCAGGAGCAAGCGGCCCAAGAGCAGCAAGAGCAACAGGTCCAGCGGGACGAGCAAGTGGCCGAAGAGGCCAGCGATATGACGGTTGATCAGATACTTGAAGAAATCATGGGCGAAGAGAACACAGACGAGACGGAAGACGGGAATTACATTCGTTTGGCTGACGGGACGAGTGTTCCTCTTGATCCGGCCCCGCCTGAAGAGGGTGGGCAGGTGTCGATGGCCAACGATGGCCTTGTGATCGAGTATTTGGCGGTGTCTGATGATGAGTTCACGATTGAGTACAAGGCGACTCGTGCGCCGGTGGGTGGTATTGACATTTCCGGTAAGCACTACGAAGGTGGCCAGTTTATTCCTGGCTCTGTGATTGCCCGCGCATCGCCGGAGGAGAAGGCGGCATTGGCTGGCCAGAAGGCGATTTCAGGCGAGAAAGTGCCGGAGATGCCTGCTTCCAGGCCGCAGGATCATGGCAAGAAGCCTGAGACGCAGCAAACCGGCATGGACAGGTCTGAAAAACAAGAAGACAAACCGGCCACTGTCGATGACATGCTGGAACAGGCTGGGATTCGGGCTCCGAAGCCTGATGAGCCGATCCTGATGGGCAACGAGTATGACTTGATCCAAGAGACCGAGCGTTGGCTGAAGACGGACTTCAAACTTCGGCCATATGTGATGAACAAGATCAAGGAATTCGGTAGCCTAACGCCGCATGAGTATGCCCGTGCCCGTGGTCGGGCTTATCAACGTGAGCGCGAAGTTACAGCCACTGGCGAAGACACCGTGGCCACGATGGCGCTTCGGATCATCGACCAGTATTCCGGCAATCGGTCGAAGGCGTTTGACAAGAAGCAGAGCCTCAGAGGCGTGCCGAAGGCGGCTCACGAGACGGCCAAGTACGCTGGCAAGATCGCGGAACGGATGATCAGAGACCCTAAGAAACTGAGGCGAGACATCGCCAAGAGCCCGTTGGCACAGGGAGCGTTTGATAAGACAGCAATCTCTCTTGGCATCGATCCTAATGAAACAAAACTCGTGATAGACCCGGTGACAGGTAAGTCTTCTAGGGTTCCAAACGAGAAAGATGCTTTGAAGAGACTCGCTCTTCGGGCAGCGACACAGGCCACGATGGACTTGGCTGTGTTGGGCATCAAGAAGGGCGTGATGCTCATCCCGAAGCTATTCGACGTGCTCATGAAAAAGAAGGGCGGCAGCTTAGTAACGAGCCAGGATGACGAGTGGATGGTCGGTTATCAGGATGAAGTTCCGGCCTCGGCGGTGATGCACGAATACCTTGTCGAGTTGTTCAAGGGCAAGATGCAAGAGGCCATGAAAGAGGCCGGAATCGAGGCCACTGAGGAAGACTTGGTGAGCGAGGCATCTGAAGCGGCAGAGCGGTATGCGCCGCTGATGCTCAGCATGTCTGGCATCGACGGCGAAAAGCCAATGCCGGAATCCAAGCCGACTGAAGACTTGAGGGCACACATCAAAAATGTCGCCAAGAACGTGGCTGGAGATGCGTTGGTTCATTTGCTCAATAAACCGTCTTCGGACAGCCACAGCGAAGGCGCTGTATCGCTATGGATTCGGGACAAGATCAAGAACCGCATTCGGCGTAGTGGCATTCAAGTGTCCGAAGTGGCCCTTGAAGAACTGGCAAATGCAGAGGCGTCCGCGTTAGCACCGGCTGTTGCAAGGGCGCTGGAGTCGTACTCCCAGAAATCAGCGCAAATTGCACCGATTATGAATCAGGCAATTGGATACGAGGCTGTCCATGCCCCCAAGGGCGGAATCGAAGTTGGCGGAGAGCACTTCAAGGGCGGAGAGTTTATACCCAAAGAAGCGATTGCCAGAGCAAGTTCGAGCGAAAAGGCGGCATTGTCGCCTGGGAAAAGATCGTCTGTTGTTAGAAAAGAAAAAGTTCCAGGAATGACTCACGGGCACAGCGTTGTTACTGCAAGGGCTGTGAACTTTTTGAAAGGCGCTTTTGGAAGTGCTGCTACTGCTGGGGCTCTTGTATTTGTACGCAATATGGCATTAGGCGATTCTGTAGAACACGCACTGGTTGTTGCTGGTAAGTCTGCGGTAGCGTCAGCGGCTGTAGGCGGTGTAATTGCGGCATTTGCACGCCCTCCTGTTTCAGAAAACCCAAACAGGTGGATAAAAGGGAATATCATTTCCGCCAATCCAAAGAACAGCAATGATCTTGTGTCAGCGATTCATTCATCAATAGACAAAGACAAGGATATTCCGAATGGCCTCAAGAGCGAGTTCAAGTCTGGAATTGTTAAGACGATTTCCAGTATGAATCCAAAGATGAAAGGCTCGCTTTTGAAGAACCTTCGGCATGTGAAGTTCTATCCAACATCAAAGAGGCTTTCTGAAGATATATCAAAATCCACAGCGACGGATAATGACGGTAGAGTTGGAGGAGCCGTCGAGGTTGGTTCTGGCGGCATGTTTCTTGACGGCGCGCCGAGTATAAAACACGAAGGGAAACTTGCGGACACAAGAATGTCCAGCGTTTATGCCCATGAGATTGGCCATATTATTGACGGCAAATTGGGCGATTTGTCCTACAGCAGTGATTTTGATTGGAAAAAAGCATGGGTTATTGAAATCCTGCACGAAGACGAGAAAAAAGCTCCGCTAAGTTCATATGCAATGTCTAATGCTCACGAGGGGTGGGCAGAGTATGTTCGTCTTGCCATAACCAAGCCAAATGTAGCCAAAGCAAAATTCCCGAAGTGCTGGGCTGTGTTGAAAAAGAACAATCTGGTGTAACATGCCTGAACTGGAAGAGATTTTCTCAGGGCACATTCATGCAAATGGATTTGTATTGGATTTGCTTATCGAAGACGACGAATACAACCCAGAAGAATCGGCGCAAATTGCGCCGATTAGTCCACAAGATGAGTCCACACAAGAAGATGCGCCTGTAGAAAATCAAGACGACGAAAATCCGGTCGTTTATATCGGCGATGATGGGGCATTGATTGTCGAGGAGCACAAGAGGCCGACTGAAGACGATCCTTCTGAAGAGCACGCGGTCACGGTGGTTGGCAAGAAAGAGCCGTTCTGGGGCCAAACGTGGTCGTTAGAAGAGGGTGGCAAGGAGTATCGAATCCCCGAATTGGCCGAATTTGCGAAAGAGTCGGCCAAGTTGATGTTTGTGCCAGTCGATGAGTTGTCAAAACTCATGCAGGACTCGGAATCGGACGAACATGACCGTTCACCGGCGTTTGTGGAGAGGGCAGAAGAATGCGATTTGTCGCATCCTCTTCTCATTTGGCACAAGGATGGCGTCACAAAGATCATTGATGGTCGGCATCGGATCAGGAAGGCTCGCAATCACGACATTGTAGAGCTACCGGCATATGTGATGGATTCGCTGCCTGACGAAGAAGAGACAAAGCCAGTTGGATACGCTGGTAAAAAGCTGCCGGGCGGACATATCGACGACATCGAAGGGGCCAAACCTCTTAAATAGCACATCATCCGTCGTTCGGTTGCCATATTGCATCCCCCTATAAAGGATATGGCAACCAACGACCCAACTCTCGACTTCCTGGCCAAGATCAATGACCCGAATCGGTACATTCGAGTGGAGAATGTGCCGATCTTCGTGCCGCACACGCGGAAAACGCGAGGGCCAAACGGGGAAGAAGTTGACATAGTGGTCACTGCGCAGGATTTGCCGCTCATTGCGGACCAGATCAATGTGCGAGAGGCCGAATACGGCGTTCCGCCGATCATGACCATCGGCCATCGGCAACAAAGCGACCCTTCGTACCCTGAAAAGCTCCAGCCTGACATTGTTGGCGTTGCTCGCAATGCGAAAGTTGGCACATTCGGGCCAAAGGGTACTCCGGCAGTCTTGGCCACGTTGTACTACGACAAAGAACACTGGGAAGACACGAAAAAATACCCGTTCCGCAGTGTTGACTTCTATCCGAACTCGAACAAGGTCACTGGCGTTGCGCTTTTGAAGCGCGACCCGTTCCTGCCGATGGGCATCGTGTCGTATCAGGCCAATTCGATGCCGTATTCGAGCATCGTTCGCGCCATGGAGAAGAAAACTGTCGGCAAACGATGCGTTGCCCCCCAAGGCGGCATCCAAATCGGCGGATACAGGTTCAAATCCGGCCAGCCGATCCCGCCGAACTATGTGGCGATGTACGAGGCGCAACAATACGTATCCCCTGGCCTAAAAGCACAAGCCAAACTGGAGCGGCTGAAGCGAACCGGGCAAGCGTTGAAACAGAACCCGGTTCGCATCTTGGCCGGTGCAGCGCACGAGGCCGCAGGTCAGTTCAGGCAGACTCCGGTTGGTGAAGCGGCACAGAAGTTGGCCAATACAAGAGCCTCGGCGATTCCGTCCAAGGCAGATGCGGTTGCACAAGCGGCTGGGAAGACGACTCTTGCTCAGGCAGCAGGAGTTCCGGCAGCGGCGGTTCGTGGGGCGATGAAGCAGCAGAAGAACGACGCCATCATGGCGCGTCGGGCGATGTTGCCGAACAACCAAGAAACCAAAGTAAGGCAGTTTGCAGGCAAGACGAAGCCGACGAAGTACGCCGGTGCGACTGTTGGCGTTCCGCAGCGCGGCTTCTTGAGTTTCAAAGAGCCGTTGCCGCGTGATTTGCAATCATCCAAGGGCACGTCTGTTGCGGCCAAGCCAACTGCTGATCCGGCAGCGATGCAAAAGCAGAAGAACGCTGCTCGTCAGGCAGAGATTGACCGAATGACCAAGGAGGTGTCTGGATTTGATCCGGCCAAGAATCGGCCATTGACGAGTTCGTGCAAAGGCAAGCCAGCGAAGTATACAGGCGGCAATAACATCGACGCGATTGCAGACTCGATAGTATCTGGCCAACCGGCGAATTACGCTGGCATGTCTTTCGGTGCGCCAGTGAGTCCGGCAGGGCCGAAGGAATACGCTGGCGTGATGAAGGGGATGGCGGCAGACCGAAGGATCACATTGGCCAAGATTGCGTTTGATAGGGCGTCGAAAAACAAGGAACGGGCCGACAGAATCACGCATCAATTGACGAAAATCGACCCAGAGAAGGGCGATCAAGAACTCATCAAGAGTCTGACCAAGAAACTCAATTTCAGCAAAGAGCAAGTGCCTGCCTTGATTAGTAGGGGGATGGCAATTGGCACTACTGCTGGTCTGACCCCAAGAGAACGGTTTATGATTCGCCCTTCGAAGCCTGTTGGAACGAGAATTGTCACAGGGAAAGAGGGGGCCGAGTTTATGAAAAAAGTCAACGCTGAACTCTTCCCAGGTGCAGGAAAGACCGTTGGTAAATACGACGCCTCTTCTCTTCGTGCCCCGAAAGGCGGCATCGAGATTGGTGGCCATCACTTTAAGGCTGGCCATCATATCCCGCCGTCGTTTGCTCGGTCCATGACGCCGGATCAGAAGTCGATGTGCATGGGGCAAGCGAAGCCGGTGCAGTATGGCAAGTTCGACGTTGCACTTGGGAAAACCAAAGATGCCGAGCAGTACAGCTTCGGCGCAGCGTTGGCCAAGGCAGGCGGTGCGATTGCGAAAGGTGCTGGCAAGGCAGTTCGTAATCCGGCTGTCCAACAAGGGGCCGCTCAAGTCGGCTCTATGGTGGCCGCAGACCAGATCGGGAAAGCTATGGGACCGACTCAGAATCAGGCGACAGAGTATGCGCCGGTCAACAGATCACTTGGCCAGAGGATGTCTCGTGCAGTTCAGAAATTCCGGCGTGAAAGCCCACGAACCAGCGAAGTGCTGAAGCAATCGGCACTTGGCGGACTGAGCGGTGCTGCGCTGACTGGTATCAGCAGCGGAATTATGGCTGATGGGCAACAGCCTGGAGAGACCGACGAAGAGTATCGATCAAGGCTTGGAACGGCAATCAAACAAGGCGCTATTGCCGGTAGTGTAACCGGAATTGGCGGCGGCGCAATGTTGGGTATGGGTTCTCAAGCAAGGCAATCTGTGGCTCAGCGGGCACAAGATAGGGCAAAGAGGATTGAAAGGAACAAGGTAATTCCTGGGGCAGTTAAGCCGACTCCAGCAGCGAGCAATGGCGCACAGCCAGGGTTCCCGTCAAGGCTTGGAATGGAAGCATTGCCAGCTGACACTGGAGGAGTTCAGCCTGGATTCCCAGCGCGATTGGCCGGTCAGCCTTCTACTCCGCCGACAGGAACACAGGGAGGTTTCCCTGGTCCGATGAACGGCGGGAATACTGGACAACCTGCGACAGAGATGCTTGGCAAAGACATTTTGGCTGGCCTTTACGGCGATGTTCCAGTTGCTGGCAAAGGCAATCCGCCTACGGCAAATAAGCCGACTCCAAAGACAACGCCCCCAGGCGCTGGACGAAGAAGTGCTCCTCCTCCGAAAGCAGCTGGCACGGACGGAGACGATTTGCTTGGTTCAATCAACGCCAATGCAACACCTGGGAAAGCGGTTGTTGCCGATCCGGCACAGGCTCCGGCTGCAACTGCTGTTCAGGACAGTCCGAAACCGAAGAGGAAGTATGTGAGGAAGCCGAAGGATGTTGCACCGGCTGCGACTCCGGCTGCTGCAGCTGTTGCCCAAGGTGATTCAGGGAACGCTGATCCTCCGTGGCTAAGGAACGTGAAATCCATGCCAAAGATGAAAGGCGCGGTTGTATCTGCCGGGAAGAAGAATCCAGTCCGGTACGAAGTCCCGAAGCCCAAGATGAACAACAACGCTGGCGGAGTTGTTGGCGCAATCGGCGGTGGCGCAGCTGGTGCTACCTTGGGTATGCTCGGAGGACCAGCGGCCCCGATCACTTCTACAGTCGGCGGAATTGCAGGCGGATTCCTCGGTGAGAAACTCGGCTCAAAGATGGGCGGCAAAGTGGCTGGCCCAGTCGGTTGGGTCGCAGAGAAGGGACTGAAGGCGGCTGGTGTGAAGGACACGCCGGTTGAGAACAAGGGGAAGAAGTCTCCAGTCCCTTACTTCTTCAAAGGACTTGCCAAAGGTGGGTTAATGGGAGGTGCTGGCGGTGCTGCTGCTGGCGCTGTGGGTGGGAGCATCCTTGGTCCAGTTGGCTCACTTGCTGGTGCTACCATTGGCGGGACGATGGGTGCTGCTGGCGGTGCAGGACTTGGTGCAGTTACCGATCAATCAAAGAAACGGCCGGTTCCCTACGCAGCCGAACGCGCTCCGGTTGGTGGTGTGACTCTTCAAGGCAAGAAGTACATCGGCGGTCAATTCATTCCGTCCGAAGTTCTGGAGTCGGCGACTCCTGAAGAGAAGGCCAAACTCAAGAAGGCCCAAGAGGGCGACGGTCGCAAGCCGATCCCAACTCAGCCAAAGACGATGGGCGGCGCAATTAGGCAGAAGATGTCTGAGAGTGTCAAAAAGCGACTTGGTAAGGCTTTTGGAGTATCGCCATCGGTCCCAAAGCGACTCGATCCTGAACTCAAGCAAACTGTGAGTGACTTCATTGCCGATGCTCCTCCTGAAGTTCAGAAAGAGTTGCAGCAGCACTTGCATGAGACTCTCTCTGGCCATGTCGGCGACTTCATCTCGAATGCAACGCCTGAAGAATTGCACGAGTTGAACCGGAAGTTGCTGATGCGGATTCCGCAGGACATGCCGAAGAGCATGGCCAAGGGGCCGCGTGCTCCGAAGGGCGGCATCACGCTTGAGGGGCAGAAGTTTGGCGAAGGGGATTACATCCCGCCTTCGTTTATTCAGCGGGCTCATCCAGACCAAAAGAAGTTAATCAACTTTGGCAAAGACTCGCCGTTGAAGAAGTTCGGAAACTTGTTGCTTGGCGATCCTGGAACACAGAGAAGGGCTCTAACAAAGTCAATTTTGGTCGCTCTTGTTGCTGCTGGCGCAAGGAAGGCGATTCGGAATTCTCTTGGCGATAAGCCGAATGTTGCTGCTCAATCAGGGAAGCAGTCAAGTCCGGCTAATGGATTCAAGCCGCAACGGCAATAGCGAGTTCTTGATGTTCTTCCGGCTGAAAAGCCGCCTGTTGCCAAGATGGCTCCTCCTCTTCCTGTGGCAAAGATGGTTCCGCCTGATTATCAAGCGTTTCAATCTGACTCGATCCCATCTACCTGTCTTGATGGCATGAGCCAGTCTGCGCCTATCAGTTATCAGACGGCGCGAATCGCTGCCAAAGCGAAATCATTCGCAAAGAAGTTTGGCCGATAACAAGGTCTCCAAAGGGGCCATCATGGCTGACGAGAGAGACGAAGAGCAAGAGAAAAAAGACCGCGAAGAGCGTGAAGGCCACGAATCCGAATCCTACGAAGGCGAGGAAGAGAGCGGCGGCGAGGCTGCTACTCCCGATGCCGAGATGGACATGGGTGCTGAGCAAGGTCCGCAAGAACCTCCTGGTCATGCGGAATGGCTGGCCAACTTTGAATACGCACTCCAGACCAATCCGACTCTGTACGGTCTGGCACAACTCTACGAACACATGATGGCTGACCAAGGCGGTCAAGAAGAGCAGCCTGTTGATCCACAGGCGGCTGAAGAAGCGGCCACTCAGGAAGCAATGAGCGGCGGTGCTGAAGAAGTCCCGCTGCCGGAAGGTGAACAGAAACCCGAAGAGGCTCTTGCGATGCAAAACAGCGATCAGGTCATCACTTATGCTGAGGCCTTTGAGCAGGTTGCCAACGCGATTGGTGGGCTTCGGCAAGAGATTGCCAGCCTCAAGAGCGACCGCACGAAGAAAGACGCGGAGTTGGCCAAGCTGACTCTCAAGGCCGCTGAAAAAGACACGGACAACCTCATCTACCAGCTTGAATATGCTGGTGTCAAAGCACTCGGCGATCCAAAGAAGAAAGCCGAAATCAAGAAGAAGTTGCTTGGCATGAACGAGGTCTCTCGCAAAGCAGAAGCAGCTCAGATTCTTGCCTACTGGGAAAAAGACGAAGCAGTCCAGTACGCGGCCAAGGGCGCGCCGATTGGCGACTTCCTCCAGATCACTGACCAGAAGGTCAACAGCGGCAAGGGCGAAGCATTCGGCAAGGACTCTTTGGACAAAGCCCGCGATTACATGAAGAAAAACCCCAAGGCGACTTGGGAACAGTGCAAGCAATACGCGATGACAGGCGAAGTGGTCGTCAACAATTAGCCCGTGCGCTCGGCATGATCGGCTTGTCCGACACCAGACGCAGCTAAGGAGAAGTGATGATTTCGATTCCAGGACATGGCGTTTTTGGGCATGGGAAACTGACCCAAACCGCAGGCACGGTGATTACTCGGCTTGTGCCGCCTCGTGAAAAGAGTTTCACTCGTTTGACGAGCGTTTGGTACACAGCTGGCGCAACAGCTCACACTCTTACAGTGATGAGGCCATTAGGAAAGACGTTCGCATCTGCTGCGGCTGCGACTTCTCAAGCCGTTATCAACATTGAGCGAGACCCTGGCGCTTACAGTGCGATTGGCACTGTGAACACATCGAACAACGCGATTGCGGCAAACGATTTTTGCGTTTACCAGACTGCCGATGGCAATTACGTTCTCGACACGGTTTCCAGCGTATCGACGCTGGCGATCACGATGACGACGAACGTGCCGACTTCGACGGTTCTGAAGGGTGCTCCGTTCTGGTTCTTCGGGATCATCACGGACACGAATCCGAACGACAACTTGGCCCATCCGCAATACACGCTCCCTGCGAGCATCACGACTTACCTTGGTTCCGACGCTGGCGAAGGCGTTGCTGGTTTTGTTGGGACCATCCCTGGTCTTGCGATCACTGAATGGCCGCTTGACGGCATGAACGAGCCGATGATTTTGCATTCAGGCAATGCCACGAATGCTGGCGTTCTTGAAAAGGTCTCAGCAATTTACACGGGTCGTTAATAGGCGCGACTCGCGCCTATTTTGAGGAGTTGGATCATGGGCTATGGCCGTCCTGTTAATTCTGCCGGTACGCTGACGACCACTGAAGAAGCGGTCTTGGACGGCGCTACAGCCGGTACTGGCGTTGCCAGCAAAGCGGTTGTGCTGGACTCGTCTGGCAATCACATGATGCCTGCAAGCAGCATGTGGGGTCTGTCGCGTGGAACACTGGCGGCAGCTGGCTCAAGTGCCACTGATGCCGCTGTGATCGTGAATCAAGTGACGGTTGTTACTGGTGCTGACAACGCGAAGGGTGTTGCGTTGCCTGCGGCTGCGACAACGGTTGGCCCGTACTGGGTCATCAACGATACTACTGCGAAGTTGCTTGTATATCCGGTGAACGGCGGCAACGACAATATCAACGCATTGGCCGAAGATGCGGCTTTCACGATGGAAGCCGGAACGATGGCTTTGTTCATCCCGACATCGGCTACTCTTTGGTATGCGGCGACTGTTTTTGCCCAGGGCTTGCCGTTCTACACGTCCAAGGAAACGGTTGCGAACGCTGGTACTGTGTCGGCAGCGAATCTTCGCGGTCGGGTTTTGTTCCAGGACGCATCTGGCGGAAACGTCACGATGACGACTCGCACAGGGACTCAGACTGCTGGCGACTTCCCAGAATTGCGAACTGGGGATTCTTTGCTTGTGTTCCATTACGCGAATCACGCATCGAATACATCGACGCTTTCTGGCGGAACCGATGTGACGCTGATCGGTTCTGGCGCTGTAACGACCACTGGCGGCACATACTTGCTTCGCAAGACTGCGGCCACGACGTTTGACATGATTCGAGTTAGCTGATCTGACTGGAGAGAAACATGCCTGCTTCGGCAATTGCAAGTGCAGCTATTTATCCGTGCCGTTTTGTCATCAAGGACACAACGGACAGCGGCCAAGTTACGCAATCTGGCGCTAACGGCCGGGTTTACGGAATTAGCCAGCGTGATACTCGCCGGACTCCGTATGTGGAAACTCTTGGCCGCGCGGCAATCGCTGGCGAGCCTGTCGGCGTTTACCTCGAAAACGAAGAGTGCCTGCTTGAGCTTGGCGGGACCGTCACTGCTGGCGACTATCTGAAGTCTGACGCAGACGGCAAGGGCGTGACTTCAAGCACAGACCTTGATGACGTTGGCGCTCGCGCCATTGTCAGCGGAACGTCTGGCCAGCAGATTCGTGTACAGGTCAAGACGTTTGAACGATCTGTCTAATTGGTATTGCAATAATTTTGCAAGGAGAAGGCCGTGGCCTTGAACTTTTTCGGTGAATTCAACGCCTTTGTTCCAGAAGCGACCGGGCAAGCAATTATGTTTGCCCGCGACCCCAAGAACTTCCTGTTGAATGACTACGCCCAGCTGATTGAGACCAAGAAAACGGTCGGTCTCTATTACAGGATCGGCGTGGATTCGTTCGTTCGCTCTGTGAACGACAAGGAAAACGTCTGGAAAGGCGGAATGCGCCGAGACATCGGCGACTTCAACGGTGCGAAGTTCGATACCGTTGAGTTCCAGACCGAACGGCGATTTGAGAAGTTCGTCCTTGACTGGAAGCTCATCGAACAAGCCGACATCAAGGTTCTCGATGTGGAGTCCATGCAAGCACGAAGCCGACTTATGACGGCCAGAACTCAGCGAGCAATTACGTTGCTTGAGACGACAAGCGGCTGGGGCAATAACACGGCGACGGCCAACTCTTTGAACGGCGGTCGCGGGTTCTGGGATTTGTCCTCGTCTGATCCTGGCAGCGGCAACTACCTTGCGATCAAGAGCACGCTGGATACCGTTGGCGCTCGGATCAACTTGTACACCAACGGCGCAGTGAACTTCCGAAACAAGGGTCTGTTGCGTTTGATGTTGAGCCCGAATGCGGCCCTTCGAGTCAGCCGGTCTCCTGAAATTCATGATTACTTGCGTGAATCGCCATTTGCGATGGCACAGGTGAAGGGTCGTGAGCCTGGGCAGAATTCTCAGTGGGGTCTGCCGGATCAGCTTTATGGCTGGGACATTCTGGTCGAAGACGCCAGCATTGTGACCGAACGTGATTCCGCATCGGCCGCAATCGGTTCTGAGGCCTCGGTGACTGGCGCTGTCCCTGGACGCCGGTTTATCAAGGATGACAGTTCGGCCATTGTTCTATCTCGAATCGGAGGCTTGGACGGAATGGCAAGTTCGTCCAACTTCTCGACCTTGCAATTGTACTACTACGGCAAGGAAATCGAACTTGAGACGTTCGATGATCCTGAGAACCGCATGACACGCGGCTACGTCACGGAAGAAATTCAGGAAGTGCTTGCTGCCCCAGCCTCTGGCTGGCTGATTCAGAACATTCTGAGCCCGATCTAATCTGATCGATGACTTGGGAGAATGACAGCGATGTATCAGGACACAAAAGACGGGATCACGTTCAGCCTGAGCACTACCCCGCTTGGGCTTGCGATCCCGATCTATACAGCGACGGCCCTTGGCGGCGGTGCATTGCCGATCTGGAATCCGCCGCAGTCTGGCGTTGACATCGAGTTGGTTTCTGTGAGTTGTGCAAGGACTTCTGGGACGGCAGACTTCGGCGCAATTGGTTTGATGGCACGAAGGGGACTGACTGCAATTGCTACCGGCCAGCTTATGACGGCTCTTGATGAAACAAACAGGCCTGTCAATGGCCGGTTGTTTTTCGGCAAGTCGTCGTCTATCAATTGCTCGAATACCGGAACAAACACTGTCACTGCTGGTGTTGCAACCGAATGGATGCGAACGCTGTTCACGATCAACCTTGAAGCAGACACAGGAACCGCGCACGCAACGACTGCGGCTGTTCACGAGTTCAATGGTTCTCTGATTGTGCCGTCTGGAGTTTTGGTTTACTTGGCTTGCACGAAGGCAAGCGTGGCTCTCTACGCATCGACGATTGTGTGGAAAGAGCATCGGGTCATTTGATTGATTGTGCTCCGTTACGCCGCCCGTCGTCGCCCTTGGCGGCGACGGGTTTTTTCGTTGTAGGACTGGTGAATGAATGGCCACGATTGTTTCTAGCGCAACGTCATACGCCGACTCTGACGATCTTGTTGACGCACATGATGTGAACAAGATTTGCCATTATGCGAGCGATGCTGGTGTGACGTTGACGCCTGGAGACTTGCCGACCAACAACATCGTGTCGAAGGCTTTGCTTCGGGCATCTGGCGAAGTGGAAATGGCTTGCTATCGCGGCGAAAGGTACACACCAACAGACTTGGCCGCATTGACAGGGGCCAGTCAGGCTGCACTGAAGGGGCTTGTGTGCGATTTGGCGTTCTATCACTTGGCCAAGAGGAGAATCCCTGAGCCTGAGAAGGTGTCCGGCTACAAAGAGGCCCGTGAAATGCTGGACGCATTGAACAAGGGCGAGTTGGTGTTTGGCATCCAAGAGGCTGCTGAGGCAGGCCAGATTTCTACGGTGGATGTCAGCAAGCGGTCAGACGGGATTTCCAATCGGCCAACGGAAGTATTCAGCCGGTTCTTTGGAAGCCGGTCGGATAACTGGACGAGCAATCCGTTGACGGGGACTAATTGATGGCCTTCGACCCGGATGTGACTCGGCTTTCTGGGACATCGCTTGATACGGTCCATAAGCGGATGGCCCAGAAGGTGATTGATGCGAACATAGTCGATTCATCGCAGGTGTACATGACTTTGGATGATGAGGCGTTGCCTGGGAACATGCCGTTCTCGGACAGGTTTATCACGGTCAGGTATCCGAGTCTTGTTTGGGCGCATGGCGATGTGTTCATAGGCGGCGGGAACATCAGCGAGTTCATTGTTCAGGGGCAGGTGCGGATTACGCTGTGGATGAGGAACGATCTCGATTTGTTTTGGAGAGCAGAGGCGGCAGTAGATGAGGCCGCTTCTCCTCCACCGAGGGGGAATAGGCTTCTTGGCCGGTTGTTTGCGGCGTTTTGGGAAGAAGACCTTCTCAATGCCGATGGTGATGCGATCCTGAAGAGGCCGATGCTGTGGGTTTCGTTTGAGCCTCCGGGGCCTGGAACAAGCACATGGCGTCCGTTCAGGCTGACATTGGAACTTGAGTTCAACTGGGATTTGTCTGCTGACGATACTCGACCGTGAGGATGCGATGCCAAAGGTGACAATCGAGTATTCCCCTGAAGAGATAGCGGCAGAGAACGCCAAGGGGAAGTCGCTTGGAATGATGGAATGCCCGAAGTGCAAGGACAGCATGATATGGAAGCCGTTCCATTACATCTCCTACGAAGTTGGGAAGCTGGTTGTTGAGAACATCCATCGAAAGCCGACTGATAACGTCTTGATGATTGACGGCGAGAAGAGTCAGGCGGTGATGTGCGAAGACTGCTGGAAGTCGAGCAGCCTCAAGGAGCGTGAAGCATCTTGTAAATCCTTCCTGGACTCGATTCCTTCATGCGTGAAGTCGATCATCAAGCGGGCCAGAGGAGAGGGCGATCAGGTGTCCTACGTCGATTGCCCCAAGGACACACAGAGATTCAACAAAGAGATTGCTGCTGAAGAAGCACACAAGCAGAAAATCCTTGCGGCTGTGAGAGGCGGTAAGTAGTGGCGAATCTGGTCACAGCGCGGCTTGATGTAAGTATGGCGTGGACACAGCTCCATACCATCACCGGCTTTGATTCATCGACGCATTCAAGTGCTTTAGTTGGCGAAATAGTCCCGACAATCGGGGCCAGCGATGCCAGTGAAGTTTACTTCGTTCAGGGGACTTTATCAGCAGCTGCCGCAGTGACAATCGATATTCGGTCGCTGACAGAGACGGCATTCGGAACGGCGTTGACGCCAACCGGCGCTTACATGATATTTGTAAAGACCTCTGGCACGACATGGAGATATGACCCTGGTGCGGCGAATCCGTTGAGTTGGTTTCTTGCTGGCACAGGCCCGCAGGTCAATGGAGCCTCTGGCGGCTTGTTTGCGTTCGGAGCAACGACGGCGACCACCGTTGACAACACTACAAGAAATATCAGACTGACAAACACAGCCGGGTCTGGGACATTGACGTACACACTTGCGGTTGTTCTCAAGACTGCGTGATAGGAGAAGAAATGTTTGAATTATTTCAGTTTTTGAAAGACGCTGATAAGTGGCTTGATTATCTAATCTTGCTGCTGCCGTTTCTTCTTCTGCTTGGCACCTTTTATCCGGGAAAGGCGAGTAGCTGGACTTGGAGCGCAACTTCTCAGCCGATGGACAAGGTTGACTTGTCATTCCCAGCAGAAATCATTCCGACAACGAATTTTACATCTAGCGGTTATCAGTCGAATGAGGCTGGCATTTTCGCGTGTAAGGGCACTGTCGAAGGGCCTTACAACAGTTCTCTTGGATTAACTCAAGGGCAGAGCATTTCGATGGTATTTGCTCTTGGCGGCGGCGGTTCAAGTTTCACGATCACATTCCGTGTTGCCGATATTCGGCTTAGCACTGCTACAAGCAATGCCGTGGCTCGTGCTTCTGTGTCGATTGAATCCAACGGATCATTCTCAGTTACCTTCTAAGGGGCCTTATGTCTGCGAGCGTTTCAGCCGGTCTTGGTGGGCAAGCATCGCCTTTGGAGATTGAGTTCAAAGGGCGCACTGTCCAGATCATGCCATTGAAGTGGAAGTCAATCATTTCCGCTGTTGAGTCGTATCTGATCGACCGCGCGTTTGGTGTGAAACTGGTTCTGTGGAAGAAGAAAAAAGAAATGGGGCTGATGACGCAGGAGCAAGTCGATGCCTTGGAAAATTCTTTCTCCGATGATTGTGTTGAGAATGGGACATATTCATTCGGAAGCCCAATCATGATGAAGATCATGGGCATGGCGGACAGGGGCGAGGCCGCACCGAAAGAGTCTGGCGTGATATTCGAGGGAAGCGTTGTTCTGGTCTCTCTGTTCACTGGCCTTTCGTTTGACGAGTCGATTGAGTTGATGGCGGCTAAGCCGGAGGAACTGAGGGCCAAGATTTCTTTGACCATGAAGAATGGATTGCCGTCGCCCCCAAAAGAGTAGGGGGACATTCAGGGCCAGTGAGTGTCCCAAAACTTGAGGACAGGGAAGACCTCAAGATGGACTGGAACAGGGCGTTCTGCCAGCTGAAGTCGTGGCCACTGAGTTGCTCAGACGAAGAGATAGCGAATCAGACTCCACGAAGGACGTTTGAGCTTTGGCAGATGCTGAACAGCATGAGCGAGTCGATTAGCGGCGTTCTTGAGAAGAACAAAGAGATGGCAAGTGCTCTGGTGATTCCGCCGTTGGAACCAGACAAGCAAAACGAGAAGAACGAAGAACAGAAAGAAGAGGATGACATGGCGAAGAGCGGTCTTCAGATGATCGGCGGTCTTGGATTGGACCAGCACAAGTGCTTTGATGTTTATCCCGGCGAGAACGATAAAGACCCGTTCAGTGTGCCGCGTGATGTCACCAAAGATCGGCAATACGTCATGATTGCCACGTTGGCCATGCACGGCCAGTTGCAGAATTATGGTTGCGTCATGAGCAATGACAAGAAAGCCAATGAAGAGGCCATAAGGAACTTCTTCGATACGTCGTGGAAAGAGAATTGCCGGATTTACGACAAACTTGTCAATGTGCTCCAGATGCCGGATCGTGATGGATTGTCGGCTTTCTCTGCAATGGCAGAGTCTGGAGAGTTGGCAAACTACGGCGTCAGCAATGATACGCCGAATCTTGCGGATGCTTACGATCATTTGGTGAAGTGTTTCAAAATGAAGAAAGTGAGAGAAGCATGTCTTTCTCAGATGAACAAGCAGTTGCCGAAGCAGTCCTGAGCGAAGTGGACAGCAGCGGCGATCCGGCATTTGCGATCATGACGGACGGCGAACGAATCGAGTTCCCGAAGGGACTGAAGTTCGTCCCTGATAACTCCCGTGACAACATCGGGAGGCTTCTGCAAATGCGGATCAGGATCATTCACCCGGTTGTAGACGGCAAGCCGAAGGGGCCGTCTGTGTTGCTCCCCAAGGGAGTGAGCCGGGACTATGTGATTGCTGTTCTCAAGCGACTTGAATTAGGTGTTTAATGGCTTCGTTTGGAGAGATGTCTGGCGCGATGGCTGCGGGGTTTGCTACTCCGGGTATGTCGAGCATCGTACAGCCGTTCGTTGACATGACGAGAACATTCGTCGGTCAGATGAAGATGATGATTGTTCCGTTTGAGCAGCTCACAGACATTGCATCTCACTTTGTCAAAGCAATCGATCCGGCTCTTGTCGATGATCTTGGGAGGAAGTTCAGAGACCTGAACGCCGTGATTGGCGTTGCAATGCGGCCAATGGTCGATGTGGCCAGAGAGGTCACAAAGGATTTGTCGGACAAGTTGCTGCCGATCATGCGTAAACTTGAGCCGATGATCCAGGAGCTGTCACAGGCAATTGGCGATGTGTTGATTCAGTCGTTCGATGATATGTCGATCATGATCAATGGCATGATGCCGACATTGAGAATGATCAAGGATGTGATGGTTGGCGTCATCGACATCATGAAAGATGTTTGGTCTTCTTTCACGGCGTTCTCACGCGGCCTTGCAGAGATGGTCAAAGGGACGATGAGCGGGCTTATTGGAGAGGGCAAGTCGGTTAAGGACGTGATGAAGGAACTTCGTGAGACGGTAAGGAACCTGATCAAAGACATGATACTGTTTTCTGCTCGCCTGATGGCGTCATTCGGATGGACCAAAGGGATCGAGGGGCTGATCAAGGGACTCGGCAAAACCGGGAAATCTGAAAAAGAAGAGTCTGGCGGAACAGCGGTGTTGATGAATCCTGCGTTCAAAGCTATCGGGGATTTGGCCAAGAGCGTTCAGCTTGAGGCGTTTCGGGCCAGTGCTTACGGAGACGACAAAAAGAAAGACCCGGCAGAGCAGGCAGTTGAGTTCCTTGGCCAGATCAAGGGTGAACTTGAGAAGCTGATTGCCAATGGGGATGACGGAACAAACAAGACGGTCAACGAGATCAAAGACCTTGTAGCTTTGGTTAAAGAAAAGATGCCGACAGTTGAGAAGATCAAAGAGTCTGCCGAGATGGCGCAGAAGTGGCTTGAGGCTAAGAAGGAGGAAGTCACTGGCATATTCAATGATGTGAAGGATGTTGCTAGTGCTGCCAGGAGGCTGGCTGGTGACGTTGAGACAGAATACACGAAGGCAAAGGCTGTTGGGAAATCATTTGAGATGGGGCTCGACAAACTTGACCGTCTTATGCACTTCCGTCGATAAGAGGATTTTGAATGGCTGATCTTCGCTTATACATGGAGACAACGGCTGGAGTCAGCCCAAGCACGGCAAGCGTGTCGGTTCGAGGTGGGTTGAAGTCTGTTCGCAACTACATCATCGGCCAAGACGGTCAGACGGCTACAGGACATGAGGCTATCACAGACCCTATAGAGGTTACAGACGCAATAATTGAGCTTACAGGAAGCACGCACACGCACAATGACGGCTACAGGCTAAAAAGAGTACAACCAAAGGCCGATCCGTTTTTCTGGTGGTGTTACTGTGAAGGGATAAGCGACATTCGAGGGGTCGGCAGGCCGTCACAATTTACGACAGATGGACCAGGTATTTTTGAGGCATCACTGATCTCTAAGTCTGCCATGTATCCTGGATGGAGATTCGGAGGCTGTTCATTCACCCCAAGGCCATTTGCTGTTCTTAAAGATGACAGCATCCCAACTGGCGTTACTAGCATCTATCGAGAAAACGGAACAGTTCAATCGGATGTAACGTATGCGCAAGAGTGGCTCAGATATGTTGACGTAGAGACTATCCCATCTGGAGAGTACGTCACTGCAAACGCAGGAAGATTCATATTTGACGTTGCGGCCAGTGCGGTCCCTCATGGTAAGTCAGCTGGCAATGGCCAGTTGAGGATGTTCCTCAAAAAGAAAACAATCAAGATGACGTGGTATCACGTCCCGGAGCTTTATGTAAACACACAAGACCCGACTATTGAATCATACATTGATCGGACAATAGGCAAGGTGAACCAGTATGATTGGTGGAATTATGGCAAAGGCACGCTTCTGTTGGAAGGGATCAACGTCGTTCGATACACGCCGATTGTTCCAGATGTTTTAGAATGGTCTGGATCGGCAGGGGTTTTTGCCAATCAGAAACTTGTTGACATCACGTTCTTTTTCACCGAGATGAATCCGACAAGAGGGGCGGCTGAGCTTGCTGTCACAACCGGAACTCAAGACGTTCCGCACGGACACAATCTTGTTCCGTTCGCCCATACGTCGTCTTGGTACTATGTAAAAACACAAGTTCCTGGACACGCGGCTTCAAGCGGAAGACCGATCATACCATCTTTCCCTTATCAATTTCTTTTCACGAATCCAGGCGTAATCGCTTAGGAGATATTCATGGCAGGTCCAGGTTTCCCAACATCTGAAACGTCAGATCAGCAAACGATCAGTGTGGCCAATACGAACTGGGACGGCACGACTGGGACGTATGCTACTCTGGCTACTGGCACGTCCAGTGGCCGGAAGAAGGTCTACATGGTCAAGTTCAACTCGACGGTGACTACGGCCACTGGCGCTGACATCATCAAGTTGTTCAAGAAGAACGGCTCAAGGGCGCAGTTTGCCGGATTTGCAATTGTGCAGCCGTCTGGTGCGCCGGGCGTTGGACCGCCTCCGACTGTGGCTCCGCATGGGCTGTGCTATATCATTGGCGGCAAGGTTGAGCTTCCAACTACGAGCGATACACTGATTGCCAGCACACACGCTGGAATCACTTACGAGTTGACGGCTGAGGGAGAAGTGTACGCTTGAGTGAACCATGCACAGGTTGTACTCCTTTGCCTTCGGATTTGCAGATGGCGGCGAACTATGCTGCCGCAGCAATCCGAAAGAAAGGCCCGCTTGACGAAGACAGGGTTCAGATTCGGCTCAGAATATGCCGTGGTGATGGCGAGACTTCGAAGTGCGAGATGTACAGAGACGAAGACCAGCGATGCGCGGAGTGTGGATGCTGGCTTGACATCATTCCGCATAGAGACCCGGTATTCGGGAAAGCGGGCAAGTCGAGATGGATTGGCTTGGATTGTGGCTTGAACAAATGGCCTGAACTGAAATAGGCGCGAGTCGCGCCTATTTCTGGGGATAGACCTTGGCACATGATTGGTATGACCCGAACCTTCAGCCAGCTGGCGACATATTCTTGGCTGAGATAACGTCTGTCGGCGCAAATGTCGCCGACAGCGATGGGAATGTGCTTACACCTTATGGGTGGAAAGAGCTTCAGCTTAACCCAAGTGGATTGGTCTATGACGATCATCCGATGGGCCGAGAGGGCGCATCTGGCGTAGCTCCTGAAGGTGCTCCGGCTTTTGTTGTTGACTTGAACTGCGGATGCTTCAATGTTGGAGATTTGGTCTGGCTTCGGATCAGAGGCCAGACTAACGTATACACCGATTACGTTTATGACATCATCGGATCGGCTTGTGCAACTTGTACGCCGTGGGGAACTGATCCAGAACCTCCTCCTCCATCAAAATGCTGCTATGTGATTGCAACTGCTGCTACTTGTTTTTCAGTTGGAGACATCCAAAGAGCGTATGTTCTGTGTGGGCAATCACAGACGACTGGACCATTTATTCGTTACAAGGGGAATGGCGTATGGGTTGAATTAAGAGATTACCCATTTTATACGGAATATCCGTTGATTCTCCCGATGTGCCCTGGGATGAATCTTCCTGATTGCTATCCGATGCCTCCAATGCCCCCAGGCGGCGGAGGAACGGTCCCGCCAATGCCGTCGCCAATTCCCCCTGGTGGAGGCGGAATCCCGCCGTGGCCTCCTGTTCCGCCGATGCCTGGGCCAATTCCTCCTGGTGGAATCCCGCCTAATCCGCTCCCTTCGCCTATTTGGCCGATTATATCGCCGATCATTGGCATTCTTCCCAAGCCTGGGCCGATGCCGTTTCCGATGCCAGGGCCAGGGCTGTTCCCTGACCCAAGATGGTCACAGGCTCCTCCCGGTGGATGGCGTTATCCGTGGACAGGGGCCGTAGTTCCTGAGCAGATCATTTCGGCGTCTGGAAGTGCCGGTAACACGCTGATTCAGAATGCCGATGGAACATTCACTTCTGGGGCGGCGACTCTGAGTGCGGCGAATCGGTCACGGATGCCGATCAATTACATTGCCAACGCGGACTTTGAGGACGGAACAACCGGATGGTCAACTTATGCCGATGCGGCTGGAACTACTCCAGTAGACGCGACCGGCGGCGCTACAAACATCACGATTGCCGTTGATGCCACGACGTACATGGAAGGTGCTCAGTCTCTCAAGATCACCAAGAGCGCGGCCAATAGACAGGGCGAAGGCATCAGCTACGATTTCACTGTTCCTGACACGATGAGGAGCAAAGCGGTCATTGTCAGGGCGATGGTCAGAGGAAGCACCACTGTCACAGACACGACAAATGGGGTTCTCAGGTTTGGCATTTACGATGTGACCGGGGCTGCACTGCTTAGCGGCTTCTCTCGTGTTGACTCAGTTGGCACTGCCGGGAGTGACATTTGTTTCATCACTCGGCTAGGGTCAAGTAGTTCAAGCTACCGGCTGTTCGTTCACATTGCAACGACTGACGCTACGGCAATTGACTTCCATGTCGATAGCTTCCATTGCGAGCCGTACAACGATGACGTTCTTCAATGGCGAGGCCGTGAAGCATTAAGCGTCACAGGCGCAACAACGATTGACGCTGACGAGTTTGGACGTGAAATCACTCTCTCAACTGGTGGGTACGATGTTACTGTTTCAACTTTGAAGTCAGAGGATGCCGGAAGGTATCTGCACTTCAAGGGTGATTCAGCAATGACTTCGGCGTATGTCAGGCTTGATTTCGGTGCTAATTCACTCAATGGGAATCGGCGTTATCTGATCGTTCTTGCAAGTGAACAGCTGGTTGTTCGATCAATGGGCCTAAGCGGTTGGCAAGTGGTGTCTCATGTTCACAAGGACTGGACAACTTATACCCCAACAATCAATGCAGTTACTGCAAACCCAACAAAGGGCGCTACGAGAGAGGAACTGTGCGCATGGAAGCGGCAAGGGCAGGACATGCTGTTGAGTTTCTTCTATGAACAAACGGCGGCTGGGGCTGCTGGAACAGGCACTTACTTGTTCGTGATTCCGACTCCAGGGAGTTCGGTGATTGACACTGGACTTGTCGTTGCTGGCGCAATGTCGGCACACACGGATATGCCTTCGACCGTTGGAAGTGGAACTGCTTCTCTTGGAACAGGAACTATCGCATTATGCTCGGCTAGGGTTTATGATACATCCAATTTGCAGATTCAGGCTACGTCTGGAGCAGTTTCAAGCGGCCATTACGCATTGAGCAACACTAACGTCCATTTGTCTTATACGGCACGATTCCCCATAGTGGATTGGTGACATGCCAGTTGTCAAAGCAAGACTTGACGGGTCGGACATCTGTGTTGAGATTGTGAAAACGTCTCATCCAGAGTTGTTCTCTGGCGCAGAGTGGATAACGCTGCCGTCATATGACCCGGTGAATACATACCTGAAACACTGGAACGGGACATCATGGGATGACACTTCGGGAGCAGTTGCTTGGAGGTCTGGTCTTGCATCGGCTGCAACATCAGAGCAGAGTGCATGTCTTGAGGCTGCGAGGAATGCAATTGGGGCTGCGTCCAGTGCCGGTCAAGCATTCGATGGGCAGTATTCCAGTCTTGCTGGAGTCCCTTCATCATTCAATCCTTCATCACACACCCATCCTCCAAGTGAAATCACTGGGACTGCGGTAGTTGAGAATGATTCAAGGCTTTCAGACGCACGCCCCCCAACCGCCCATGCTCATTCCCCAAGCGACATCACTGGAACAGCAGTTGTCGATAATGACTCAAGGCTTTCGGACGCCAGGACTCCTACGGCTCATGGGCACGCCATTGGCGATGTGACCGGATTGCAAACGTCACTTGACGGCAAAGCGTCCTCGTCCCACTCTCATGCTCAATCTGATGTAACCGGCCTTGTGACGGCTCTTTCAGCAAAGCAAGAAACGTCGCAGAAGGGTGCGGCCAACGGATACGCAAGCCTCGGCGCAGACGGCAAGGTTCCGTCTGCTCAGCTTCCAGCGGCGGGTTCCGACCCGTGGACGTATGTGCGAGTCACGTCCGACCACTCGACTACGGCAACGGCGGCAGGTGATGTGCTTGTCGCCCCTGGCGGTGCGGCCCTTGGGTTCACGCCTGCCGCGAACTCGCGGTACGAAGTCGAAGGCACGCTTATGATTCGCACGGCAACGGCGACAGTGAATCCGCGAGTGGGGCTCGCATGGTCAACGGGCTTATCTGACGGCGTTGCGACGATTGACACGGCTCAGACTGCGACATCGCAATTGACAACGCGCGGGAACATTGCAGCATCTCTGCTGGCAGCAGTCGGCGGGATTCCTAATACGACGCAGAGTTGGCCGGTTGCGGTGATGGCGACGGTGATTGCCGGGGCGTCACCGAGCGGATTGACGCGGATTCAGTTGGCGAGTGAGACAAGCGGAACAGCTGTTAGGGTGATGGCCGGATCGTGGATCAAGTATCGGATCATACCGTAGTACCGTTCTGACGTAAAAATCCGGCATCGACCCTATAAGTAGTATGGCCGACACCGGAGCAGTAGCACCTGGAACTCTTGCGAGCGACAACAGCCACGGCTCTGCGGCGTGGACTGATGCTTCAAATGCGGCGTCGAACAACGACACCTATGCCACGGTGTCTCTGCTTACGGACGTGGAAGTGGTTAAGCTGGTTGTTGGCGGGTCTGTTTCTGGCGACAACAGAGTGGCCGACAATGCGGCAACTCTTCCTGGAAGCGAGACGTTGCTTGATTACGGTGGAGCAGCGGTTCTTTGGGGATTGACGCCGACTGCGGCACAGGTGAAGTCAAGCGATTTCGGGTGTGTCTTGGCCGTTTGGGACGGCGCTCTGAATGCCTCTGAGTATCTGAAGGCAACGAACTTTGACTTCAGCGCGATACCGGCTGGCGCGACGATCAACGGAGTCAAGGTCGGATACGGGGCGTTTTACGACTCGATGGCGTTTCTGGCCAAAGTGGATTACGTTCAGATGACGGTGTACTACACGGCTGGCGGAGTCCCAAAGTTGCTTGGAAAACTTGCTGGCAAACTCTCTGGAAAACTGTGAGGCAGACATGAACTGGGGCGAAATCGAGAATCAGACGTTTGCGGAACTGAAAGCTAACAAGTCTAAGAACCTTGAGCTTCTGAAATCTGTGGATCGTGATGATCTTGCGGCCAGATACCTTCAGGCTCGACAAGATGCCAAGATGCGTGATGAGAAACTTTACGAGCAAGGCAAGTTGATTGCCGAGCTTCAGAAGTAGGAGCATGAAAGATGTTTGTCATGCCAGCCTGTTTCAACTCAGGCGACACGATCTATTTCCCGTTTGACACATATGACAGCTCCGGTGGGTCGGTCACGATCACCGGCTTGGCAGTCACCGACATTGAAGTATACAAAAACGGCTCAACGACACAGAGAGCCAGCGACAACGGATATACGCTCCTAGACACAGACGGCATTGACTTTGATGCCACGACTGGTCTTCACGGATTCAGCATCGACACTTCGGACAACTCGGATGCCAGTTTTTGGGCCGATGGCTCTCAGTATTGGGTGAACATCAACGCGATCACCGTGGACAGCCAAACTGTCCGATTTACTTACTATCTGGTGCTTGGAAATCTTCTGAGACCAACGACTGCTGGCCGAAAACTGGATGTTTCGTCTGGAGGCGAAGCGGGTGTTGATTGGGCAAATGTTGGAAGCCCGTCAACGACGGTTACTCTGAGCGGAACCACAGTCAAGACTGCGACTGATGTTGAGACTGATACCCAAGATATTCAATCCAGATTGCCAGCCGCTCTGGTCAGTGGCAAGATGGATTCTGATGCCACTGCTATCTCAGGCGACACAGCGGCGGCTGATAATCTTGAGAAGCAATACGACGGCACAGGGTACGGCCAAGTGTTGCAGCGCACGACGATTGCAACCTTGGCAAGCCAGACTTCGTTTACTCTCACAGCAGGCTCATCGGACAATGATGCGTACAACGACTGCATCATCGTGATTGAGGATGCGAGCACGGCCGCGCAGAAGGCTGTGGGCGTTGTTGACGACTACACCGGCTCAACCAAGACCATCACGCTTCGCACTGATCCGGCAGTGTTCACGATGGCCACAACGGACATTGTGACGATCATCGCCGATCGCGCCTTGAAGCCGACCGTCATGAACAGGACGCTGGATGTGGCAGCAACCGGCGAGGCCGGATTGGACTTCAACAACATTCTGTCGAGCGGATTGGCCACGCTGCATTCTCTGACGATCACTGGTGCATTCACGGTTAGTGGCGGGGCAACGTATACGAATGCGAGTGGGACAGGGTTTACGTGTTCGAGCAGTGGAGGTAACGGTCATGGAATGTTGTCTACGGGCAACGGATCAGGATGTGGATTTAGAATCACAAGCGGGTCTGGGGCCAGTTCTGTTGGCTTAGATATAGGCTCTGCTGGAACAGGAGCTTCTGATGGAATTAGAATAGTTGGATCGGATAATGGGTCTGGATTATCAGTATCTGGTGGCAGTGGTTCTGGATCAGGTACATATGGGGCATTGTTCCAAAGCGGGATAAATGGGACAGGGACAGGGATATATGTACTGAGCACAAGTAATGATGCTTTGAAATGCGAGGCAACTACGTCTGGTAATGGGCTTAACCTTATATCTGCTGGCTCAAGCAAGCACGGTCTTCTTGCAACTGGCGGAACATCAGGAACGTGCGACGGTATCAAGGCTGTTGCAGGAACTGGGGGGGTTCCTATCCGTGGAGATATAACCGGATCAATCACCGGAAACATCACCGGCAATCTGTCTGGCACAATCGGCGGATTTACCACTTCGGCCAAGGCAGAAGTCGAGTCCGAAGTGAATGATGCTCTTGTGGCCCAAAAGCTCGACCATCTAGTTGCCGTGGCCGATGCAGACGATGTAGTTGACAACTCGATCATTGCTAAGTTGGCGTCCAAGAGTGCAACCGCCGATTGGAGCAGTTACGTCAACACTACGGATTCCCTTGAGGCCAATCGGGACAACATCGGCACGACTGGCGCGGCCCTCACGACTGTGCCGTGGAACGCATCGTGGGACGCCGAAGTTCAGTCCGAAGTTCAGGACGCCATCGAGGTCAATCAACTTGACCACTTGGTTCAAGTGGCTGATCCTGGCTCTATCGTGGCCAATTCGTCTCTGTGGGCCAAGTTGCACAGCAAGTCTGCAACTCCGGCGTACTCAAGCTACGACAACACCACAGACAGCTTGGAGGCCGTAAGGGACAAGCAGACCGACATCGAGACCGATACTCAGGACATTCAGAGCCGGTTGCCTGCCTCTCTTGTGTCTGGCCGAATGGACTCGTACATTGGCTCGCTTGGAACCGGCGTCATCACAGCGTCTTCTATCGCAGACGGGGCCATTGATCGGGCCACGTTTGCAGCCGACACCGGAATGCAAACGATCCGAAGCAGCACGGCACAAACCGGGGCAGCAGGGAACATCACCCTGGATGCGTCGGCAAGTGCGGTCGATGACTTCTACAACGACTGCTGGGTCTACATCACTGGCGGGACCGGCGTTGGACAGTGCCGAAGGGTCAGCGACTACGTTGGATCGACCAAGGTTGCGACGGTTGAGCCGAACTGGGCCACAAACCCCGATTCGTCGAGCACATTTGCCGTCCTGCCGTTCAATCGCGTCGATTTGGGCTCATGGCTAGGGACGACGCCAAACACGCTGTCCAGTGGCAACCTGAGCGTTTACTTGGCCAATGTGACGCATGGCGGAACAGCGGCCACATTCCAGGTCAATACCATGACCGTGACATCCAACTCGATAGCTTGGAACACGAACTGGGACACAGAGGTCCAGAGTGAGTGCGACGACGCTTTGACGGCCAATGCGAGCATCGTGGCAATCAAGGCCAAGACTGATAGCCTGACGTTCACTGTGGCTGCAAATCTCGATTGTAACGTCCAGAGGGTCAACGACGTTTTGATCACCGGAAACGGCCAGTCAGGCAGTACGTGGGGGCCGTAATACAAGGTATAATAAGATAATCGTCGCAATTCGCGCCTATTATGGAGTTCGGTCATTCCGTCAACATGGGGAAGTTCTTGGGGCAGCAGTTGGGGCTCTTCGTGGGACATCGAAGAGGCGGATAATATTCCAGTCATTGACGACACGTTCGACTTTGACTACGACATCGACGACACGTTCAATGTCGGCGACACGGAATCGAGTGCGAGAATGATCCAAGACACCAGAGTTTACTTCACTGGCGACATCAAGAGATTTCGGGCCGTGAACACTACCAAAGGCGGAGTCGCTTGGGTTCTGACTGCGGCCACTCTGTATCTCGTCAAGCCAGACGGGACTGTGATTCCCAAAACAGCAACCAGTATTTCGACTTACATTTGGGGATTCACGACCTCGGCCAGCGACCTTGACACATCCGGCACTTGGCGTCGATACTGGAAGGTGACAGACGGCTCAACGACCGTCACCTACGGCGATTATTCGTTCTACGTCAGGAGTGTTCGTTAATGGCCAGACCGTTCTTTCGCAACGGCAGATTGGTCCGCGACAAGCCGATCACCAAGTTCAAGGCGCAAGAGATTCAGCAGGCGTCGAACTGGACGCCGGTGTCGTCTTCAAACGTCGGCTACATTTGCTGGAAGTCCGAAGAAGAAGACAAGACCAAGCACGGGCTTGGAGTTTGGTTCGTTTCCAAAGGGAAAGACGGGAAGGCCACTGGAAACCAGTCGATTTACTGGTATCCATCGGCTCCGTTTGAAGTGTACAAGAAAATGCTGGCAGCAAGCAGCAAAGGCAAGTTCATGAACGATCACGTTAAGCCAAGCTATCCGCACGTTGGGCCATTCAAGTCTTAGTCCTACCTCTCTTAGAGTAATCCGGTTTCTTCTCCCTATAAATGGTAGGCTTCCGTCGTCTTGAACCGCCGACGTGTGGCTGTTGAGCAGTACAAAAGAAGGCAGCAGCCTGAAGCCTGTAGCAGAGTAGAGAATTGGCATCTCGGCTGGCTCATAACCAGCAGGTAATGGGTTCGATTCCCATCTCTGCGATTATGAATGACCCGTCGCCTACGGTATGCTTGTACTGTTTCAGAACTTGGCCTTGTGATTGCGTTCACAAGCCGAAGTGCAAGACATGCAAGAGACCTATGTCTGATGTTGACTCGATCAATCGAGGCGAGTGTTTAACGTGCAGCACGCCATCATCATTGCAGGAATCGCACTTGCCGCCGTCTTGCTCGGCATTGCGTTGAGGCAGAGGCCGGTTGCCATCGTGGCTGCTGGCCTTTTATCGTTTGTCGCAGTCCTTCCACTGGTTAGCAAAATGTCAAAGGTCGAAATGTCTGAAGTTGCCCGTGCCAACTTGCATATGTCCAATCGTGAGTATCACGAAGCCTTGAGAATCTTTAAGGCGAACAATCTCGATTTGGACTCTGCCGAGTGCTGCATGTATCTTGGCGACGACGATGGCGCTTTCTACTACACTCAAAAGAGTCTGAATGGAAGCCGAGAGGCACGGAATCGGGCTCATTTGATCCGTGGCCTGATCCTCAAGAAACGCGGGGACATTGACGGTGCTATGGGAGAGTTTGTTTCTGGCCATCGCGGAGGAGACGTTGCTTGCACCGTCCATGTCAAAAGGCTAAAGGAGAAGAAGTGAACAGCTGCCATTGGTTCTGGGATGGAGAGCAATGGTCCGAAGACCCTGCGCATCCTCACGCCTGCCCAGTTGGGAAAATGTGCGCAATACCGTCTGCGCCTGGGAGTTACCTGTACGAACCTGCACAAACGCCATGCGAGTAGCGATGGACGAAACAATGATCGGCATTGTTGCCAAAATAGCAAACGCCGGTGTAGCAGGTGCTGTGATCCTCGGCGCACTTGCTGCCAACTGGATGCTTTTGAAGCACTTCAAGGAAAAAGAGGCTAATAACACAAGTGCGATTGATGCGCTGGCAAAAGCGCATAAAGAAACAGCCGATGGAACTGAACAGCTTGGATCAAAGCTATCTGAAGAAATGGTCCAAATCCGTCTTCAGTTGACCGACATACATTCTTATTGGAAGGCGATCAAAGATGCTGGCCGTAACAACAGTTGACCAGATTCTTAGCTTTATCACGGCTTTAGTGATTATCTTTGGCGCTTTTGCCGCCTTCAAGTTCAGGAAGTGGGTTCGTGAGGCTTCTGAAATCAAGAAGAGGTCTTTCGAGCTCAACGAAAGAGCACAGTCGCTTCTGTGTGAAGTCCGGGCCAAGAGAGAGCGGTCATGGGGCTCTTCGCTTGCCGCTGAGAAGAACGGCGTGACAAAGTAAGGAGACCCCATGAACTTGGAATTCGCCTTGGTTGCAATAAGGCTTTTTCTTGTCTCATTCACCATCATGGCCTCAATCCTCATGGTGTTTGAGATCATATCTGAATTGTCGAAGCCTAGAAAAAAAACGAAAATCACTAACGGCTACATGCCATTCAAAAAAAAGATCGATGACGATTCAGATAAGCCAAAACTAGCGAGGCTCCGATGAGAGTTGTCGTAGCCGACAAAGACGAAAAGCGAAGATCGCAGGTTGTCAGAAGCCTCATCGACCTTGGGCATCATGTTGACGGCTATTTTGACAACGGGCCAGAAGCAGTAGAGTTTGCAAGGGATAAGCGGCCAGACATTGTTCTGATCTCTTGCAAAATCTTTCACAATGCAACCGTGTCTGAGCTTGACAGAATCGGCATCCCGGCATCATCGTTCGATGACGTGAATATGGACGTGATCTTGAGCGACATGAGAAGCGAACTGTTCACAAGTCGAGTGCTTGAAGAGACTAGAGACAAGATGAGAGAGATAATTGGCAACCAGCAGCGAATCTTATTCGGCCTGCTGGTTGGAGTTTCGTTTGCTGCTACGATAATTCTTCTGCTGATCCGCCGCTGATCCAAGACGAGACGGCGGCAAGTCCGACAACACACAACGCCCCTACGATGGCAGTGCCAATCACAGACCCAAGAGACGACATGCTGTTGTCCAACCCTTGCTGGTAGCCGTCCTGCTCGCCTTTGGAGTAGTGATAGGCTCCAACGTCTCCGACCATTTCCCAATTAGGCTTCATTGCAAATCCCCTTTGGTAATGAGTGGTGATATGACTGCCCCAAGAACACCGCGTTTCTTGTTTTTTGTAAGCGGCATATCGACCATGTAGGCAAGTGCGTCGATTTCCCTGTCCCACACTAAGGCCTCGACGTTTTGCCCCAGTGCCTTCCATCCTTCGTCAGTCATCACAGATCGTTTTCGTAGCAAAATGAATTTCATGTCCCACCAAAAGAAGCGGGCGGGTTTCCCCGCCCTGATGTTGAACACAGTCTATCGACGCCTGACAAGAACAAAGTGGCGTTCTCGGTGAACAAGCCGTGGCCGATTCACAACCATGCCAGCGACATTGCATTTCACAGCAGATACAAAATGAACAGCCTTGAACGCAAATGCCTGGGCAACGGCACGGACTCGCCCGAAGAACCCAGACACGCGATGGCCGTCGAAATTCCATGCGCCTTGGCTCTCAAAATGCAGAGTCAGTGACCGGGATCGGATCGGACATCCGTTTGGGCCGCACGGAGCAGCAACAGACGGTGCCTTTGCCACTGTCGATTTGTCATTGGCACTGGCAAATACGCAAATGGCCATCAACGCAATCAAGCAGAGAACAAATCGCATCATACACTCCTTTGTGAAAAACAAAACCACCTACTCATTGTAACAAAAACCCGGCCTGATGTCGCACAGGAGGGCCGATGCAACACCAAGCCGGGAGAGCAAAGCCCACTGCTTCGGAACTCCTACCACAGCAGCGGTCTTTACCGTTCCCACGACGAGTGGGTTCGGCTTTCATCAAGACTCTTTTGATTCAATGGCGTTTCTTCATTCTCAGAAACCATGTCCTTCCCTCGCATAAGACCGTGAGGCCTCGATCCGTCTTCCGGCTCGTCATCAACTATTCCTACGGTGCCCATGATTGAAGAATCCTTTCTTTGATGATGGAAAACGTCTACCCTTCGGCTGACAATGTTTGCACAGCCCGTTGACAATATCGTCCGGTGGCGTCGGCAGTTTGCACTTGTGGCAGATGTAGTTCATTCGACCCCCGGTATTCTGACGATCTTCGGATAGAGCCATGCTTTAGCTCGTGGGTGCCTGGTTGCGTACTCTTCCGCTTGTTCGCGTGTGGTAAACGAGTCGCACGTGACTTCCCATACACCTAGCTGATGATAATACGCTACGACAACGTACAGGTCCGGTCGTGGCGGCTCAACAGCATGGTCCGTGACTTCGGCGAGTAGGTCGGTCATTCTTCACCCCATGCTTGTAGCTCAAGCGTTTCTGCCAGTTGTTGTACTGCCTCTGACGGGAATGCATTGTGGATTACTTCTACAAAGTTTCTAAGCGCTGTGGCGAGTGCATCAATTGAGCTTGCCATATGAGATAATGTTGGAAACGTCATTCGCCAACGTATCTGGAACCGCTCGCTTTCCTCTCTGCGTATCGCCCGTTCCATTCGCGCCGTTGCCAACGAGTGCCTGAACCACCAGCGTCGGTACATGCGTGAGAGCATTACTTCACCCTCGGCGGTATATGCGTGACGCAGTGCTTGTGGCTCTTGTGGACGCAGTTCTCGCACTTGTGCCCGTATGCTGCGGCCTCGGCCGCAATACGTGCCGATCCGCATTTTTCGCACGGCGTTGCCATGATCGGATCGGCGGCGGCATCCTCATCGGATATCAGGAACTTCATCACGTTGCGGTGCATAGGTTTCATTGTTACACCTTGAACCCATGTCAATGTTCTGCTGTCATACCATTATGACTGACCTTGTTCTAATCCGGTTCATGAACGACCCGTTGCTTTCCGAGCACGAAGCGCGGCAGCGTGCGCGGCAGTCTTGCTGCACTGAATCTCGACCGACCGAGCGTTGTTCGCGGCCCGTTTTGCCGTCCGCCTCATCTTGTCGGCAGCGGCGCGATCGGCGTGTTGTTGTTGGGAAGCGGTTTGCATGAGTCAATCCCTTGGTCGCCTGGGTCTATGTTGGCCTGTACACGTCGGTTAGTCCCACCATTCCCAGTCATCGTGTCCTCTGTCCAAGTTGTTGCCGGATCGACTGGCACATAACGCATCCTGGATTCGAGCAGACCGGCCCTGAATACACACTGCCGCCCCATACGGCGTGCCGCTGTTCCGGTTGGCGTTCCCACAGCCATACATCGCCGTCCTGATGCATCACAAGCCCGTCAACGCGGTGCATGTATGATGCGAACCGATTCAATTGCGTCAATCTCGGCTTGAGCCGTGTCAGCGTGTCCGGGTATAGGTACACCACACCAACATCGGCTTGTACGTCAACAGTCGTTACATCGCCTTCGATGATGCGGATAAGGTTGTCGAGTCCGGCATCCTTGACGGCGACACGGGCTCTTTCGACTTGTGCCGGGTCAATCTCGATACCTATTGCTTTGCACCTGTAGGATCGCACGGCTTCAATGAGCCAACGACCATCTCCGCAACCATAGTCGATGAACGTCTCGGCGCGAGTCGGCTTGAGCAGCGCAAGAATGCGCCGCACCTCGTCTATCGGCGTCGGGGCTTGTGACGCCTTCACAGGTCGGACGTACTTGAGAATTTGTTCCGGCGTGTACAACCCTTTGACGCCCCATCGTTCACCGTTTTCGTACCACGTTATTTGCGGGTATGAATCTGCGCCGCCGATCTTCCATTCAACATTGAACGCGGACCAATCGTACCGCTTCAGGGCTTCGCACGGAGCGCAAGGGAAATCTGCGAGCGTGATGCAGATTGACGGCTTGGATTCAGTGACAGGCTGTTCAGCCTGCTTCGACGGGTTCGCCAACGCGATGCGCATGAGCATGAGCATGATTGCTCGCGCGTCGTCGTCAGCACGTAAGACGGACGCCAATGACAGAACGATCAGAATGGAAGCGATGTTTCGCATTTCATGCCTTATTCAAACGACGTTTTGTTTTCTTTGTGGTATCTGTCAGTATCAACTACGGCTTCAATGACAGCAATGGCGGCTTTGCTCATGAATGATGCGATGTTATTACCAACGAAAGAGCCTAGACCATACCATGTACCACCATCGATAGGATTCATCAATCCAGGACTGGATTACAGTTGTCAGCGTAGATTTTAGATGATCAATAGTCGCTTGCTGCCCTTGCGGTACAGAACATTTAACAGCCATGATGATTTCTCCTAGAACACCCACGGATCAGGATTGACTGCGCCCCATCCCTTCAGAGACAGGATCGAACACGAGTCGCCTTGCCGCAACATGCGGTCAAGAACTTCGTGATGGACCGCAAACACATAATCCGGCGATCCAAGTGCGGTGGGGCCGGACGGCACGTTGTTGCCCCATGATTGACCGATCAGCCCGTAAGCCGTGCCCTTGATTACGACAACGCCAGCGCCAAACATCTGGTGTGCCCATGACCCTTTCGGTTGGCAGATTCCGTCCGCATCCCTCTCCATCGTGAAGCCTTGATTGCTGGCAACTGTCACGACTCCACCGGATGCGATAGTGTCGGCAAACTGCTGAAATGATCGGCAGTAAGCAACTTCTTGGAATGGGTTGTCACTGGCTTCCGGTTCAAGTTCAACAGGTGGTCCGTAATATCCCCATTTTACGGCAACGTCATCCGATCCTGCCCCGTAGTAGTTCTCGTCATTGCCTTCGGTTTGAGTGATAAGCCCTTTCTCCTGTGCCCACAATGCGGCATATGCTCCTGGTGCGCCATCAGACCACGAACGGAGCATTCCGCCCTTCTTTCGAGCGCCAGCATATAGCCATGCGTGCGATAGCGACCTAAACTCTGACTGAGACAATCCGGCCACGATCTGAACGCATTGCAGCACATTGCCAGCGCCTGAGCATCCACGTCCAACACACGTCCCACGAGGCTGATTTTGTGCTGGCAGAAAGACGCCGATTCTGCCAAGGTTGCCCTTGTCCACTTTCTGAGTAGCAAGCCAAAGACTGATAGACGTTTTCCCGTCCCACCTACCAGCAAGCGATGGCGCGGCTTCGTGGAAGTCTGGGAGTCGTGGGCAAATGTCAATCACATCAGATGCAACACGCGAGAAAAACTCATTGCGAATTGGCGGCGACAAATTCTGGTCGATTGCGGACGGAACCAGTCCAAAGTTCCACACTCCAGCGTCAGGATCACCGGGGTCGTCGGTCGCCTGAAACATTCTCACGCCACCGACTTGACTGAAATCGAATGCGTTGCTCATACAGCCGCCTTTTCTGGTTCTTCTTTTGTACTTGGAACAACGTGAGTCCCAAACGCTATTGTGCCTGAGCGAAGCTGTCCGCGAATCTCCATTTCGCTTTGGTCAGGATTTTTCCATATACACAGACCAGCAAAAATACGAAACTTTGAAAAAATCCACTTGCATACAATCGATAAACCGGCTTCGATTCCACCACCGGCTTCGATTCCCTCACCGGCTTTGATTCCACCACCGGCTTTGATTCCACCACCGGCTTTGATTCCCTCACCGGCTGTGATTCCCGCAGCGGCTTCGCTTCCCTCGCCGGCTTTGATTCCACCACCGGCTTCGATTCCCCAACCGGCTTTGATTCCACCACCGGCTTTGATTCCCCAACCGGCTTTGATTCCCTCACCGGCTTTGATTCCCCAACCGGCTTCGATTCCCTCACCGGCTTTGATTCCACCACCGGCTTCGATTCCCCAACCGGCTTTGATTCCACCACCGGCTTTGATTCCCCAACCGGCTTTGATTCCCTCACCGGCTTTGATTCCACCACCGGCTTTGATTCCCCAACCGGCTTTGATTCCCTCACCGGCTTTGATTCCCTCACCGGCTTCGATTCCCTCACCGGCTTTGATTCCAGAACCAGCTTTTGAAACGACCTTGCCTTTGGCAATTATGCTTCCGTTGAAAAACACAATTCCAAGATTAGCTTCTATCTCAATGTGGCCATGCCAGTCATTGACAGGCGTTCCAATGTATTTACCTTCTCGAACGTGCTCTGATGTAATTATGAGTTTTTCCATTATTTCACTTGCTCCAGTACGGTGACAACGCGGGCAAACTCAGACGCCAGTAGTTTCGCATGATCCGCCGTCAGAGTCTCAGCCGGTTTCTCACGCGGGTTGATCGGCAAACGTGCGATTAACTCTTTGCTTACAGCGGCTTGTACGTTGGGCAACTTGCCGCCAGCTATGCCAAGTTGTGTCGCGGTCGATGCCATTGCCTGCCATAACGCGCCCCAGGTCGTTGCCGCCGATACCGTCTGCGATGCGGCCCGATACAGGCTAATCAGTTTGGGCAGTAACAACTTGTCGGCGTCCGATTCTTTTGCGAGAGCGGCTTTGACCGCCGATAGGAACTCCGCATTCGTGTCTGGCTTGACCGGCCCGACAAGATCGTCGATGCGGCGCTGCAACTCCGCCAGCCGTGACTTTAATTCTGCCGACTTCTCGGCCTCTTTCTTCTCCAGGTCCAGACGTTGCGCCCGTAGTGCCGCAAGATCGTCAACGAGTTTTTCGATTGACGGCGGCGATTGTGCGAACGCGGGACAGGACAGGATCAGTAAGATCAGGATGCGTGACATTATGAGTCCTTTTTGTACTTAGCACGAAGCGTAGCCGTAATCAACATGAACGCGACCGCACAAGCAACGATGATAGCTGCAATTTCGTAGCCGTTCATTTTTACTCACCAGATTTCAGCTTCGTTCGGTTGTTGGTGTAGTTCTTTGCCGTGCTGCTGCCAGCGAAAGCGGCAACGATGGACGCAATTGCGCCAATGATGGCCACGCCAGTCTTCGACCATGCATCGCCTTGGACTTGTGTTACAACTCCAAGAGTGACTAGCAGCCCAACAACAGGAGTCACCTGCGAAAGAAGGTTACTCCAGAACTCACTGGACTTCCAGCCAGCAACAGGCTTGTTCAATTATTCGGCCATGATAGACCCTTTCAAGTGAAATTACTTTTTGAACCACATATCCCACAGAACGTCAATGAGCCCGGCGTCAATCAGAACATATTCAGCTGCTTGAACCAGTGACAACAGGACCGTTTTCCCGTTTGACTCAAGCCGTGCTTCAACAGCATCAAAAGCGGCCCGAAGCGACTCCTTGAGTGCGTCAGGGGCATCGCCTACTTCTTCTTTGCCGAACTCTGGATTTGAGTGAATGTACTCGGCAACGACGTTTCTGGCCAAGTAGTGTTGGGCGAGTCTTGGGAACCGAGAATGGCCACGTTCCATGACTCGAATTGCTGCATCTCGGATTTTCATTTTCAATTCCTTGGGTTTAGGACAGTGTATAGCAAAAGCGATTCGCCGTCAAGAAAAAACGGATACCGAAATAATAGGCGCGAGTCGCGCCTATTATTGCCATGTGTCTGTTTGTTGTTCTTTGCCAATCGACCACCTGAGCCTCGTCAGCTCTTTGATGATGCTCTCTTCTGTCCTCTTCTCTCTTCTGGACACGATCTTCAGCAGTGTCTCTTTGGTGATCTTCCCGTGTTCGGCATCATGGTGGCACGGAATTCGGCAAAGTGCAATCAGGTTTATGGCCACATCCAGTCGGCTTCCTCCGCCCATGCCTCTCTTGACCCAAAAATGGTGCGGGTCGAGGCCATGAGTGTTCCTCTTGCCGCAAAACTCACATGCTGGCTTCCTGGAAAACTCCCTGAGCAGATGCCTGTTGGTTATTTTCATTCTGCCCTCGGTACACCAAGCCGCTTGCGCACCTCACCGATCACCTGCATGACGGCATCGTAGCCTCTGAAGTCGTTGACATCTATTGCGGTATAAGAAAGGTGCTGTTCATGACTTATATCTTCGGCCATTTTTTGCAAAATTCCACAGTCAATAAGACACTCTGCGGTACGATTTATCCCTCCCAGCAAACACCAACAAGCAGCATCACCAGAACGTGACGAGCATTCACTACCGTCTTTCCGCCGTGCAAACGCCCCTTGCGTCCATCGGCTCTTATCCGCAAACAATTCATCCAGTGCAATCGCGGCTCTTTGCAGGTCGGTCATGGCTTACCCCAAAATGGTGGTCATTCCTACTGCTTTCAAGAACAGCGTCTGTGGCGTAACGTCAGTGACGTATACGGCATCAAACACGATTTGATCCCGCCCAGCGTCTATATGAACTTTGAACGTAGATTGCAGCAATCTTTGAATTGCCGTGGCACGTTTTGGTAACGCCTTGCATTTTGCTGACTCGATAGCAGGGCGTTTTCGTAGGTTCCCGGTTTTGCGGCTCACAGCTTGCCTTCCTTTCGCAGCCCGCGAACGTAGTCGTCGTATTGATTCGGGAAGTCGTCAACGGGTTCCGATTCACGTTTCAGCATGATATATTTCACAATCCCCGTATCTTTTGTCAGTCGCGGTTCCGTCCACGGAATGTAATCGCCGTAGCTTTCAATAGCTGCGAGAATCGCTTCCTTGGCATTGGCTTCGGCTTCGGCGGCAGTATCACCACAGCTTCCCGCCCCTGGAAGATTCAGTGCCACGGCTGAAAATCTGCCGTCAGATTCTTTTGTTATTTGTAGTACGATTCTGTACCCATTTGCTTTTTTCCAGACAGCCCCAGCCGGTCTGCCGAGTTCGTCGGTGAGTGCGGTTATCGGTTCGTTGTAACTCTTCAAGTATTCCGCCATTGCCGCTTCCATCTTCCTGATTGACTCCGTGTCTGTCTTGTCCACGGCTACCGGATGTGGACAGCACTTTGGACATGGATCGATTTCCATACTCAATGAATTGTCTACTATTGGGCTGATGTAGAAGTGATACTTCAAGCCAGTCCCGCACTTCCAGCACAGTATTTCGATGTTCACGCCGTCACCGCCTTTCGTTCGTGTTCCAGTTCCGCCCACTCCAGCCCCAGCTTCATGCACGCGGCGGACATGGCGGCGTGAGCATGAGCGGGGGAGTCGGCTTGTTTACACCGATCACGACCAGTTATGTCGAGATTCTTCCAGAGCACGAATGGTAATTCTGATTCTGGATGAAGAGTAGAAGAGTTTGGATGCGGCCGATCCGCGTTCCACCAGTCAACAAAATCTGGCTCCCGATCCGTCAGTCGCACGGCCATGATGTCCGGGCACGCGGCGAACAGCGGACCGGCGAGGCCGTTGCGGTAGCCGGTGTCGTGGCAGTAAAGGCACTTGCTGAAATTGCCACTGCGAGAATTGCCGGTGTGAACGTGCCATTCGCACCGCTCACCCAGGAACGCACTAATCGTCAGCGAGACTTCGGGGAAGCCGCGAACGAAGCGGACGGTGAACGGCAGCGGGTTGATCCGTCTGAGTGCGTCAAACGGTTTGGCCCATTCGTTCCAATGGAAATGGAACAGTTCGATTTCACGTTCTCGCAGAGGCCAGCAGGTGCTGCATTTCACGTAATGTTTTCCATTGTCGGCTATGAAAGTGCCAGTCATGTTACACTTGTCGCAAGTCATCTTCGCCAACTCGCACTGCACCCGTATCAGTTCGCCTCTCGGATCGCCCTGCCCATCCAGGTACTCGGCATATACGAGTCGGCGGAAATCGTCGGCGGGCTGGTCGCGGATGGCGGCGAGGAAGGCGGATTCGTGGTTCATGCTGGCCCTTTCACGAACGGCCGCGACAACTCCAAACATTTCCGCACTTTGGCAAGGTCGAATTGCCGGTCGTTGTCCGACCGCACCCGCGTCTCCATGTCAATCCAGAATCGACAACCTTTCGCGGCTTTGCCGATCAGCGGCATCTGCTCGGCGAGATTGTCCGGCCCAAGACCGCCTGCGTAGCCGTGGTAGTCCGGTCGCATGTCGCGATAGTAGATCGGTGACGGCCATTCGGTTGGCAGAATGCCAGCACCGCCGGACACGTCGAACAAGCCGAACGTGTTGAGTTCACCAATCGCGCGTACCGCGTCCATGTGCTGATTGCCAAGAGCGCCATCAAGTTGGAAGATGAATTCGCGTTGCCCTTCGCTGATTTTCTTCAGCGCCTCAAAAAACGATTTCGGATGGCATTCGTTTCGCTCGGCATGAAAGTTCAGTTGGACGCGGCGAAACATGGGAAGGAACGTCAGCACGCTTTCTGGGATGCCGCCAAAGAGAAGCTCGCGGACGTATCGACCGCAGAGATGCAGCGACAGCGGCAAGTGTTCTTTGCCAGCCAAGTCTTGCAGATCGCACATCCACTTGTGGCTTGGAAATCGATTGTTCCCACGGTTGCTCGCGGAATGAAGGATGCCCCACTCCACAAACGGGAATTCCTTTGTCAGTCCGATCAAGTCTTCAGGCCGAATGCTGTCATCGGGTCCGGTAATGGTAACGCGGTCAAGATTCATGGTCGCTCTCCTTGTATTTGTCGATAATCAGTTGCAAATGATGCGCCTTGCGCCGATGTTCTGCCGTTTTCTGTTCGCAGAACTCGGCAATGGCCCGCTGTAGCCGTGGAAATTGAACATTTCTTCGCCAGCGGGCATTGGTTCGCCACACAGTTGGCATTTTGCTTGTTCGCTCATTTTCTTCCTCCGTTTCCACGCAAGCCGTTAATCGAGCCAAACAGTTTGTGAAACTTCCCACGCGGTTTTTGCAGAAATTCGATATGTGCGAATCCTGTCGCCGTCCGGGTACGTGTCCCACGGACGCCAAACGATGCGAAGAAACAACCAGATAGCGCGAAGTCGGTTCATACGTTACTCCCAATCCCTCGATGAATTTCGTTGGCCAGTCCAATCGTCTGCCCAGGGTTGAACCCAACAGCGTCGATAATCGACATCTACGAATACGGGTCAATCACGACAGATTCTTTGTCTTGCATTCCCTCGACACGAACGCTGCCGTCATCAAGTCGGCAGAACGTGATGCCATTCCCGAAATGAAACTTGCTGATCGTATTCATGCTAATCCTTTCTGGTTTGCAAACCACTCGCTGACGGAAACGCTTCCATCAGTATCGCCCTCTTCGTACTGGTCACGGTCGCTGGGCGCAATCTGGCTCACTGGAATCCAAACATCCTCACCATCGACAACGAATAGGATCGCCTTGTCGGTGATTCGTTTGACTGACTCGAATTCGACGTTGATCCAAAGTGCGGCCATTTGTTTCCTCCGTTTCCACGCAAGCCGAAGCCCTTCCGAGATGCGGCGGTTGCGTTCAGTTGTGGTCAGACGTTTCACGCTCCCGGCTCTCCCGGCTCCGGCACGCGGCACCACTCGCCGATGATGTCGTGGACGTATACTGGTCCGTAATCGTGGATCATCAGTATTCCCGCGAACAGACTCACTTCGTAAACGTCATCGGGGATCAATAGCCCTGACGACTGTTTTGCGTTCCTGAGCCAGTAGTGCCCCGGCTCGGTCGGCGTCGAGTCGGTTCCAGGTTTCGGCCAGCGGTAGGCGGGTGTCATGTTTAGCCTTTCGTTTTTCTCACCGCATAGCGGCTTGTCGGGCGGTTAGCTTGCGGTCGAGGTAGCGGATCACAGTTCGTACTCCATCATGATTCCGTCACGAGAGCCGAAGTGCCCGCGAATCATTTTCATCGCTTTGAATCCGTTTTTCCGCAGAAACAACTGACCTGCAAGTTCCGTCTCACAAATCACGGTTGAAAGTCGATTTCGACGCGCAAGCGAAAGTTTTGTAATCAGCTTTTCAAGGATCATTTTCCCGATACCGCGTCTGCGATGCGCCGGATGAACAGAAAGTCGGATGATTCCGAGCAGACCTTTTTGAAGTTCATAGATCGAGAATCCGATCACGTTTTCGCCTTGGGCAACAACGATTCCGATGCAATTTCGTTCTCGCAAGCATTTCAAGAAATCATCCTCAGCCCACGGCTCGTCGTTGCTGGCTTGCTCGATTGCAAGAACTTCTGGCATGTCGCGGCGATTCATCCACCGGATGAACAATTTGTGTTTTGTCGTTGCCATCGTCAGCCCTCACTTGGTTTCCGGTCCATCATCGACGCGGCAGTTCACCAACCCACTCGAATACGGCAATCGAGATGGGCAGGAATGTCGGCGTGGTATAGTGCTGATAATCGC